TTGTATGGCGCAAACAAAGCGTTAAGCGAAGCAATGGAACAGATACATAAATTACAGATGGAAACAACAAAGAAAATGTTTGCTTTGAACCATATGCTCAAAGACATGGAAGACAAAAATGACTAAAGACGAAGCATTACGCCTTGCATTGAAAGCGTTGGAACGAAGCGTGGCGACTTGTCTTGACTCGTATTCTCATGAGCAAGTAAGAGGCCGTCCCGAACACTTTATCAACCAAGCCATTACCGCCATTAAAGAAGCGTTGACACAACCAGTAAAAGAACAGGGGTCGTGTGCTAAATGCGGTATTGGTGGAGGATATGCTTTGTATTGTGTGGTTTGTGCTGACAAATATATGTCTGAACGTGAATGGGTAGGGCTGACGGATGAGGACTTTTTTGAAGCCTGCCAGATTGCAGAACGAGGTAACTATCTTGTGGCGTTTCAGCGCATACAAACCAAACTAAAGGAGAAAAACACATGAGAACAGAAGAAGACGACGAGTTTGAGCGCATCGAGAGGGAATCAAAATGGCGCAATGACAAAAACACGCCACAATGGATATCAGAACAGGAGGCAAAATATCTGTTTGACAACCACCTAATTAGCGAAGACAATGGGGAACCCGCCACTGGTTGGCGCAAACGAAAGGTTCAAAATGTACAGCGAGCTAGCTAAGTTCTTTTACGAGACACCAGACTCGTGGATCATCAATTTAACAATACCAAAAAACTACCCGACCGAAACGTTAGAGAACGCAATCAAAGAGGCATTCAATCAACAACGTGCCGAGGAGGAGCTGTCTTTACTATGTGAAAGGTTTACACAATGAAAACGATACTGGCGCTTATAATTGCTTACACGAGCCTTACAGCCAACGCGCAACAAATGAAGGCAAAAGACCTGTACGCGATGTTGACCGGCACGCCGGCAGAGCAGACAGCGGGACTCACGTACGTGGCCGGTGTGGTCGACGCGAGCCCACTGGTGTGCCCGACCAAGGGCGCGTCACTGGAGCAGGCCGTGCTACTGGTAAAGAATTTTCTTAAACGTGTGCCTCAGTTGGGTGACGAGCCCGCGGGGGACTTGGTGCAGTTCGCACTTAACAAACCATGGCCGTGTGCCAAAGGAGATAGAGTAAATGCATGACGAAGAAGTTAAACTATTGGCCACACAGGCCGGCGCCATGTTGGTGCACACGTGGGGTGGTCCGACCGAGGCGAGTGGACTCGACATCTTCAAGTTCGCGGACAAGATCGAGGCGTTTGTGCGCATGTCAGTTGCGTACGACGTGGACGAGCTTGGGTCGGACGCCGAGTGGCACACGATCATCGACACCATACGAATGGGTGGCATAGAATGATGTTCACGATTGGCTTGGCCATGGTGGTTTTAGGTGGGCTACTTCAGTACGAGGCGTTTAAAAGATGGCCTTTTATTGACCTATTCACAGAGCAGTTAATTATTTTCTTAGAAGGGATTGGACTATTATGCATACTGACGTCACTGGGGATATTTGGATGGAACAACCTACCATAACAGAGTTGATTTTAGAGGCTTGGGAAAAGTACAACCATTCACACAGGCCAAACGAGTTCTACTTGGAGTTTAACGCGTTTGAGGCCGGTTGGATGGCCTGCTACGAGTTGGCCGACGAGGAAACCAAATGAGCACGTCGTTAATTGTGCTGACAGGCCTCATATATGCGTATGTGGGTGCCGAGCAGGCTTGGAACGAAAACTACCCCATGGCGCTGATGTACTTTAGTTACTCAACAGCCAACGTGGGGCTTTACTTCATGGTGAAATGAATGACAGACAAAGAACAAAAAGACTGGAAACAAAAAATGAAGTGGCTACCAAGCGAGCACGCAGAGCAGTGGACCGAGCCGGTGAGGGAGACTTGGTTGCGCATGCGCAAGGCGTATGGCACGTTCGAGTTGACTGGCACGGCGCCCACAGAGACGGCCGGTTCAATCAAGGAAAATGGCAGGCTGACGCCACTGTGGATACCCAACGACGAGTACATAAGGTACCAAGAGACGGCCAGGGCGTGGAAAGACATCCAACCCAAGTACATTAATGAAAACAGGGCCCGACTGTCCCTTGGTGACTTTGAAGAAGAGGAAACAACATGAAAAAATGGTACGGGTTTGACGAGGCCATAATTGGACCGGCCTACATTTGGAGAGACCAAACAACGGTCGCGGTGTTGGTGTACGACGCCGAGGACATGCGAACGATTCTAATGAAACGAGACGGCATGTCGCATGAAGAGGCCCGAGAGTTTATTGAGTTCAACATAGAGGGCGCGTACATTGGCGAGGACACGCCGGTGTTGGTGTGGAAAGACGACTACTATGACGAGGATTCAGAATGAAGTTATTTATATTTATACCCTACATCGTCGGCGCGTTAATTGGCACATTGTGCTCGTTCACGTCGGAGCCGGTTGCCAGTCTTATATTTTTGGTGTTGTTTCCATACGCGGTGTTGTGGATGTTAGAGGTAACTGGTTTGTTTTATTTTGAAACCATCAGGCAGGAGCCGGACACAAGGTTTGCTATAATTGACGAAATCATGCGCAAAAACCTGACAGAAGAGCAGGCCGTAACACAATACGGTTGGGCAGCGGTCCAAGAAATGGATTTAGCAATAACAGAAATGCAGGCAGACATGAACCACATACGCGACTTGTTAGAGACCAACCAGAAGAAAAGGGACGAGTTTGCTAAACTCCTCACAGGAAAATGAGGTTCATTGCAACGATTAGACTGTATAATGGGGCATTGATAGACGTGGAACGGGGCAATGTGCCCGACACAGCGTCTGCTTTTTACTGTGACGCAGATCACTTGATAGAGCAAATGGTGGGGTTGCGAGACGAAACGCAGACCCAATTTGGACCAATAATTAACATCAGGATTATAAAAAATGGACAAACCTACAGCGTTAAAAGTGCAGTTCGAGAACATACCGATGTCGTTGAAAAAGATACCTCGGTGGGTGTTGTGGCGTTTTGTGGAGGTTGGCGAAGAGCAGAACAAACGTTGGGCAAAATTGCCAATTCAGTTAAACGGTTCTTCAGCAAGTTCTACAAACCCTAACACATGGAGTGACTACCTTGCAGTACAAGAGGCGTATCAGTCTGGGAATTTTGAAGGTGTTGGTTTTGTGTTTGACGGCACAGATAGCATTATGGGGATTGACCTCGATGATTGTGTGGTGGATGGGGTACTAGACGACCACGCCAAAACCATCATGGCCAAGGTGGAGGGGTACGCAGAGATCAGCCCGTCGGGGACGGGGATCAAAATATTTACCCGCGCCCAGTTAAACTCGGCGCACGTTGACCATGACAAGGGGTTGGAGATTTATCCAAAGGGGCGGTACTTTACGGTCACCGGCCACGTGTTGGGTGGCACCATACCCGAGCAGGAACAAGACCTTGAGTTCTTGGTGCCGGAGCGTAAAGTGTACCGGACTGGTGACTCGTTTGCCGACTACAACCCACCCATGGACGGTTGGGACTTGGCACGGGTCGAGACCCAGTTGCTGACCCAGTTAGACCCGAATTGTGGGTACACAGACTGGTTGCAGGTTGGCATGTCGCTACACCACCAGTTCGGTGGGGACTACGAGGCGCTTGAGCTGTGGGACAGATGGTCCGACGCAGACGGCACGTGCGACTCGTACGTGTCAGGCGAGTGCGAGCGCAAGTGGGACACGTTCAGAGGCACGAGTGGCACTACCTTACGTTCTGTCGTGTTCAAGGTCAACAAGGCCAAAGAGGTCGAGTTGGTGGCCAAGGGCGAGAAGGTGCTAACAGGCGGTCCGCTGTCACACGCACGTGAGTTCTTGAACAGCACGTTCACCTGCGAGGAAGGGCACACGCTGACCACGTACGGCGGGGACATGTTCAGGTTCAAGGGCACGCACTACGAGGACATCGAGGAGGCGACGGTGCGCAGTCAGTTGTACAACTTCTTGGACAAGTGCAAGAAGTACGACAAGAAGATGCAAATGATCGCGTTCAACCCAGGCCCCGCCACAGTGTCGGGTATCTTGGACGCCGTGGAGGCCGTCACACACCTGCCCAACGTGGCGCACACAAGGCCACCGGTGTGGTTGGATGGGTACGGCAGGGACAAGCCCGACCCGTCTAAGTTGGTCTCGCTTGAGAACGGTTTGTTCCACACAGAGCAGAAGCTGTTGCTACCGCACAGTCTCGGGTTTTTTACGTTGAATTGTTTGCCGTTTGCGTACGACCCAACGGCGCAGTGCCCAACGTGGCTGTCGTTCTTACAGGACATTTGGCCCGACGACCAAGAGAGCATCGACTGCCTGCAAGAGATGTTTGGGTACATCATGAGCGGTGACTCAAGCCAACAGAAGTTCTTTAACATCATTGGGCCACGACGGTCTGGCAAGGGAACGATCAACAAGGTGTTGGTCAGTTTACTTGGACAGCACAACACAGTGGCACCACAACTGGAGGAGTTATGCGACACGTTTGGACTACAGCCATGGATCGGAAAACTGTTGGCGAGTTTCACAGACGCCAGAGCGCCAGAGAGAAATCGAGGCGCCGTGGTCAGTCAGTTGTTGAGGATAGTTGGAGGGGACACGATCACCGTCAACAGAAAGAACAAAGAGGCGTGGTCTGGGTATCTTCCAACGAGGATCGTCGTGTACTCGAACGAGGCGTTGCAGTTGACAGAAAACTCAAACGCGTTGACCGGCAGGATGATAGTCTTAAAGATGACTAACAGTTTCTACGGCAAAGAGGACGTTAACTTGGCAGACAAGTTGGCCAAGGAGTTGCCCGCGATTTTTAACTGGTCAATTGAGGGTCAGCAAAGACGCATGACAAGAACAGGTCAGCGGTTCCTGCAACCCGCCAGTGGGCGCGAGTTACTTGAGTTGATGGAGGAGTTGGGCAACCCGATTGGGTCGTTTGTGAACGACGCGTTGACTTATGACCTCGAAGGCGTGGCCAATAAAGACGACGTGTTCTCGTGTTGGAAGAGGTGGTGTTCTGCCAAGAACATGCCTCCTGGGAGTGACCTTGCGTTCAAGCGCAGGTTTCTGGCCGCAACGCAAGACCATAGGGTCACAGCAGACAGGGTGCGAGCCGACGGGAGCGTTAACAACGTGTACCGCGGGGTTACACTCAACGAGAAGGCGACCAAGTACATTGCAGGCATTAATAACTTTGAACGCGAGGAAATCTTCTCTTGAAAAAATATAACTACTTTGACGTAGATTGTGGTTTCTTTCCAGTGCCCGTAAAACTATGCTTTACACGCAAGGCGTTTTACGAGGTGCTGAAAGACCACGGCATCCCGATAGTGGAAGACCCAAAGCCACTGGACTACGGTGTTGCGGAGACGCATTCGTTCAGCAACACCAAAGAGTCGGTCGTGGTGGTCATCTTTAACCTTGATACACTTACGCACGAAGAGCCCCAATACTTAGCGGGTATTGTTGCTCATGAAATGTCGCACGTTATTGAACGCATACTTGAACACATTGGCGAGCAAAAAGAAGAGTTCGGTGAAGAGACACGGGCTTACCTGCTACAACACATGGTCGAGCAGGTGTATTTGGCTTGTTCTTTACAAAGGGAAAAAGATGCAAAACGAAAAGAAGCTAGAGCAAAGACTGGTAAAAAAGGTGAAGGAAAAGGGGGGATTGTGTCTGAAGTGGGTGAGCCCAGGAACCACGGGGGTGCCGGACCGTCTGGTGATATATCAGCGGAGGATATACCCAGTGGAGCTGAAAGACCCGAAGGGGAAGTTAAGCGCAAGACAGATACTCATGATAGCAAGGTTGCAAAGTTTAGGGGTGGACACAAGGGTATTGTCCAACGAAGAACAAATCGACAACTTCGTAAGTGAGCTATGAGCCCTGAAGAAAAAGACGCGCTGTCACAAAAACGAGCCAACATTAGTAAAATAATGTACCACGCCAAACGACGAGCTCAAAGGAAGAGCCTGCCGTTTGATTTGACACTAGACTATCTTCAAGCTATAGCACCAGACAAGTGTCCCATCTTCAAGGAGTCTTTAATGTGGGGCATCAACAAGAAAGAAGACAGTAAAATGATTCGTCCAATGTCACCAAGCCTAGACCGTGTGGTGCCCAGTAAAGGGTACATACGAGGCAACGTTGCATGGATGAGTGTTAAAGCAAACATGATCAAATCGAACGCCAATTCAGAAGAGCTGTACTTGGTTGCTGATTGGTTAAAAATTAAAGAAAAGGAAATAGATTTATATGGAGCTGTTCGACCCCCCTCCTTTCTCGACAGTGCATTTACATACATCCAAGCTCCCTCGCGTCCTCGGATTATTACAGACGATGGAGCGCGAGAGCGCGGAGGCTACTGATGTTGCATTTAGACCAGTTACACGACTATCAAAAGAAGTTAATAGAGATGAGCCTTACAAGGCCACACATGGGACTGCTAATGGACATGGGTCTGGGCAAGACTGTGACGGCGCTCACCATAGTAAGCAAGAATGAAGGACCAACACTTGTAATTGGTCCGAAGGCAGTAATTAAAAACGTTTGGGAACAGGAGGCAAAATCATGGGAACATCTAAAACACCTCACGTTTGCAGTAATCCTTGGTGCACAAAAGGAACGATTGAGTGCACTCAAGATGAATTGCAACGTGTACTTGATCAATTGCGAGAATGTCTCGTGGCTATTCGAGCAGAGCTGTCTGCCGAAGTGGAAGAACCTGATTATCGACGAGTCAAGCCGTTTCAAGAATCCATCCTCAAAAAGGTGGAAAACCTTGAAGGGGAAATTGTCGGACTTCGATCATCGGTATATACTGACAGGCACACCAACACCAAAGTCGTATCTAGATTTGTGGTGCCAAATAGGAATTTTGGACCAAGGTCAGCGGTTAGGGAAATCGATGACTACATTCAAGACAAACTACTTCGATCCAGACCAGATGGACCGTCGAACCAAGATGGTGTGGAGCTGGAAGTTAAAACCCCAAGCAAAGGAAAAGATTGACACACAGATAGCGGACATCTGTGTCAGTCTAAAGGCAGAAGACTATTTGAAAATGCCTGAACGTACGGACGTTGTACACACAATCCAGTGGGAGCCAAACGCAATCAAAACGTACAACCAAATGAAGAGGGACATGGTGGCCAGCGTCGACGACGAAGTGCTCACCGCGTCCTCTGCAGGTGTTTTGACCGGAAAGTTGCTGCAGTTGACCTCTGGAGAGATTTACAACGAGGACGAAGGCACCACGTTTATCCACGACGCCAAGGTTGACTTCTTGGAAGACGTGTTGGCCGAAACGCCAACACTTGTGTTCTACAACTTTAAGCACAGTTTAAAACGTCTTAAAACACGGTTTCCAGACGCCGTCGTGCTAAACGCTGACGACACTACCACCATAGAGAATTGGTGCGCTGGGCGCGTTCCTGTGCTGTTGTGCCACCCCAAAAGCGTGGGCATTGGTCTTAACTTGCAATGCAACGTTGGCAACACGGCGCAAATTGTATGGTTTGACCTGCCATGGTCAAGCGAAGACTATTTGCAGGCCAACGCACGGGTGTTTAGGCAGGGGCAAACCAAGCCCGTGATCATTCATCACCTAGCAATGGATAAAAGCATTGACAATCAGGTGTTAAGTGTGTTAAAAGGAAAGATCACAATTCAAGACGCACTCATGAATGCGCTAAAACTAAAATGATTAAAGTAAACGCAACGATTCGCCGGCTTTCTGACGAAGAGCCTGATCCGATTGAGCATGACGATACGACAGCGGAACCGTCAGCCATTTTGGGTTGGGCGCCATGGGGGCCAGACACGATACAAGACGTGTACAACATCGTTGGTGAAAAGTTGAACGACAAACAACGTGAGATCATTGAAGCGCACTTGGCGGGATACAACTACCACGACCTGGCGGTAACTGAGAAGTACTGGCGGTATTGGTACGGGTCGGCGGTAAGTAAAATACGCAAGGAACTAAAGATATGAGTTTCATTATTGAGTACAGACCAAAAGACAACTGGGTGGACATAGACGTTCAGCTTTTTGTTAAGGAACCAACGTTAGATTCCAACAAGGAACTTATGACGGTTTGGGAGTTTGAGGGGACGGAAGAGTTGAAGTTAATTTTAAACGAACTAGGAGAAATAAATGGGAAACGAAGCACAAAACTTGATGGCATCCATGGGGTATCAACCAAAGGAACAGCGAATTGCTGAGATGGCCGGCGCGGTTACTCGCCTGATCATCAACGACACGATCAAAGAGGCCAAGAAAAGGGCGCAGGTCAGGGACAGCAATACCCAGCCACAGAAGGTCGAAAAGCACAGCCAAAATGGGTAATTCTCTATAGGAGAACTGATTAGTTCTCACATAAGGAATAACATGGCAACACCAAAGTACACATTTACAAACGACATGTGCGACAGGCTGATAGAGCTTGGGAAGATCGGCGCAAGTCAGAAAATGATGTTTTCGGCACTCAAGATTTCGTCTGGAGCCGCCCAAACATTTAAGAAAAATCACCCTGAATTTGCAGACGCCCTTGACAGGGCGATCACCGAGAGCCAAGCGTATTGGGAACGTCAGCTATTAGAGAACGTCGAGAACAAGGCATTTAACTCTAGGGTGGCAGAAATTGCACTCAGGGGTCAATTCCCTGAAACTTATCGTGAGGATAAGTCACAAAAGATTGATTTAAAAGCGGATGTAACTGTAGACTTTGGAAGCGCTGTGAACGACTTGATCCAGTCGTTGAAAAAGAAAATGTAACGTATTGTTTACAAAAACGTAGCATAATGTATCCGGTAAGTTACACTAAGTGTAACTTACCGACAACTCGCGACACTATCTTTGTAGAAAGACACAAATGGCCGCACACGCACTTTTATCCGCATCGGGGTCCAAACGATGGATGACTTGTTTACCAAGCGCCAGACTGGAATCGACCCTGCCAGAACAGCCCCGTAAAAAGGGCGCATTCAACTTTAGTGAGGAAGGCACAACAGCACACAACTTAGCAGACGCCAAACTAAAGAGACACTACAACCAAATTACTGGCAAGGAATACCTTGCACTTGTAAACGAGGTTAAAGAAACCCCCTACTACAACGAAGAGTTTGAGGCCTACGTGGACAACTACGTTGTCTATGTGCGGTCCCAGATTGGTGAAGGGGACACTCCTTACTTTGAACAGCGCGTTGACTTTAGCGAGTGGGTGCCGGAGGGGTTTGGAACCGCCGACGTGGTGATCATGAGCCACGACAAGGTGCGCGTGATTGATTTAAAGTTTGGTAAGGGCGTGCCAGTGAGCGCGGATGACAACCCGCAGTTGCGCTTATACGCACTAGGTGCGTGGTACAAGTACAAAGAGCTGTACCCAAACGTTGATACAGTAGAGTACACAATACATCAACCAAGGCTAGAGAGTATTACCACAGAGGCAACCACACTGGAGAAACTGGTGGACTGGGCGGACTTTGTGGTAAAACCTAAAGCTAAAAAAGCCTGGACGGGGCAGGGTGAGTTTGTTCCAGGGGACCATTGCCAGTTTTGTCGTGCCAAGTCACAGTGCAGGGCGCGCAATGACTTTGCAGACTTGTCTGCTACAATGGATTTTAAGGCGCCTCCGCTGTTGACAGAGGCCGAGCTTGTGACAGTTTTACAACGATCTAGTGACACAAAAAAGTGGATCAAAGACGTCGAAGAATTTTTGTTGACAAGGGCAACCAACAGTGGTGAAATACCTGAAGGCTACCAAGTTGGCAAGACAGACACAAAAAGAAAGATTGTTGATACCGATAAGGCAACCATGTTGTTGTTGCTTAAAGGACACAAAGATATTTTTGAGCCACAGAGTTTAAAAAGTGTGGCACAATTAGAAAAGTTGGTCGGCAAAGGCCAACTCGGTGAAGTGTTAGGAGAGTTGATTATCAAGCCAGAGGGGGAGCCAAAGTTGGTTCCTGTTGTGGCGGTTAATGAATTCGCTTGATAGGTTTTTGATGCCCACCTACATTAAGAGGCGTCGACAAAGTAAATAAGGAGGCCAAGATGGCCAAGATCAATGAAAAAGTGGTGACCGGTAAAGTTCGTTTTTCCTACGCTAACGTATTCAAACCCGTGGCAAGTGAAGAGGGAAAAACACCCAAGTACAGTGTGTCGATTATCATCGACAAAAATGACAAGGAAACGATTGCCAAACTTAATGCGGCGTTTGAGAAAACAAAAGCAGCCAGTGGACCTTTCTTTGGCGGAGCAGTGCCAAAGGGTTTAAAAGGTGGTCTACGTGATGGTGATGCGGAGAAAGATGACGATGCGTATCAAAATGCATTTTTCATCAACGCGAACTCCGTTCAGAAACCTGGGGTTGTGGATGCAGAATTAAACGCGATTATTGATCCAGAAGAGTTTTACAGCGGTTGCTTTGGGCGCGCCTCTTTAACGTTTTACCCATACAACGCACAGGGCTCAAAAGGCATTGCTTGCGGGTTGGGCAACTTGCAAAAGTTGGAAGACGGTGAGCGTTTAGGCGGTGGATCCTCAGCAGCGTCAGATTTTGCAATTTAATCATGAGGAAATTTAGCATGTACAAGTACACTTTTAGCGTCGACACTTATGGTTTCGATTTGACTTTGAACACAGACGACTACGCTTTAGTAGAGTTGATGCAAGAATACATTCAGTATATTGCTGACATGGAAGCAGAAGCAGAAGCTGAAGAAGACGAAGAGTAACCTAAAAAGTCGCTCGACGGTGCCCCGACTAACCTCGGGGCTTTTTTGTCCCCAAAATTTAATAAAAACAATGAACCAATACCAATCGTATATCCATAAATCAAGATACGCCAAATTTTTACCAGAGATGGGCCGCAGAGAAGACTGGTCCGACACAGTGAGCAGGTACGTAGACTACATATTTGCCAAATCAGATAAACTACCAATCGCACTTAAACAAGACATTTTTAACGCCATCCAAGGCATGCACATTATGCCATCCATGCGCGCCATGATGACCTCTGGCAAAGCCGCAGACCGTGACAACACATGTATCTACAATTGTTCTTACTTGCCTGTGGACGACGTCAAGTCGTTTGACGAGGCCATGTTTATTCTTTTGTGTGGCACTGGAGTAGGATTTTCCGTAGAGGCCAAGTACGTCAACAAACTGCCTGACGTACCAGACCGTTTGTTTCAATCCAAACACAACATCAACGTGCACGACAGCAAAGAAGGTTGGGCCAAGGCACTGCGCGTTCTTATTGCTAACCTGTACGCCGGCGAGATACCAACATGGGACGTCAGCAAGGTGCGCCCTGCAGGCACGGTGCTCAAGACCTTTGGTGGCCGTGCATCCGGCCCAGGCCCCCTGGAAGAATTGTTTCACTTCACAGTCAAAACATTCAAAGCCGCACAGGGTCGTAAACTCAACACCCTTGAATGCCATGACTTGATGTGCAAGATTGGCGAGGTTGTTGTAGTTGGTGGTGTACGTCGTTCTGCCATGATCTCTTTGAGTGACTTGAATGACGACCGCATCCGCCACGCCAAGTCTGGTAATTGGTGGGAAACAAGCGGGCATCGTGCGTTGGCCAACAACAGCGCGGTGTACGACGTTAAACCAACGGTGGGCACGTTCTTGGAAGAGTGGACGTCCTTGTACAACAGTCACTCAGGTGAGCGCGGTATCTTTAATCGTGAAGCGGCCAAAGCGGCGGTAGCTAAGTACGGTAAGCGCGACGCGGACTACGAGTTTGGTACAAACCCATGCTCAGAGATTATTTTGCGCCCTTACCAGTTTTGTAACCTGACCGAGGTAATGATCCGCCCAGACGACACCTTGGAGTCTCTCAAGCAGAAGGTGCGTATTGCGGCCATCCTTGGTACCATACAGGCGACGTTCACGTACTTCCCATACCTGCGTAAGGTCTGGCAGAGAAACACTGAGGAAGAGCGTTTATTGGGCGTTTCTTTGACCGGTATCTACGACCACAAGATCACGAGCGATCCAGTGAAGGCGATACCATGGTTGGAGGCGTTGCGCGAGGTTGCTGAGGAGGCCAACGCTGAGTTTGCGGACCTGCTTGGCATTCCAAGGTCAACAGCTATTACGGCGGTTAAGCCTAGTGGCACAGTGAGCCAGTTGACTGACACGGCCAGTGGCATTCACCCAAGACATGCGCCGTACTACATTCGCAGGGTGCGTGGCGACATGAAGGACCCATTGACACAATTCTTGGTAGCACAAGGCATACCAAACGAGCCCTGTGTCATGAAACCAACATCTACCATGGTGTTTAGTTTCCCACAAAAGGCGCCTGAAGGATTGACCAGAGACGACATTAACGCCATCGAGCACTTGAAGCTGTGGTTGACGTACCAACGTAGTTGGTGTGAGCACAAGCCCTCAGTGACCATCTCGGTGACCGAAGACGAGTGGCCAGAGGTCGGCGCGTTTGTATGGAAGTTCTTTGACGAGATGTCTGGTGTCTCTTTTCTACCACACGACGGTGGCACGTACAGACAGGCCCCTTACGAGGAATGTACAGAGGAAGAGTACGAGAAGTTGAAGGCGGAACTGCCCCAAATCAAGTGGGAAGAGTTTAAAGAAGTGACAGACAATGTCGAAGGCGCTCAGATGCTTGCTTGTGTTGCCGGAGCATGTGAGATATAATTTTAAAAAGGAGAACAGTATGACAGAAAAAATAGTGATGGTTATTGGATACGCTGTCGCCATGGTGGTGGCAGCATGGGCGGGTTCTGTTATTACAGGCTTGCTGTTTCATCTCACCAAGTTCGCTTGGGGCGCATGATGGAAGGGGTTAAATTCGACAACGAAAAACTTCGTTGGTCGCTATTGCCCCTGACCTCTGTCCAAGAGGTTGTACAGGTATTAGAGTACGGCGCAACCAAGTATGCGCCGGACAACTGGATGAAAGTTCCAGACGCACAAGACAGATACTGGGACGCCGCAACCCGCCACATAATGGCGTGGAAGATGGGAGAGAAGAAAGACTCCGAAACAGGGAAGTCTCACTTAGCTCACGCAGTGTGTTGTTTATTGTATATAATGTGGTTTGATTAATTTCTGGTGTGCTCTCGGGGAGAGCTTTAGTGGGGGAGTTAACCCTCCCCCACCTTTTTTAACCGCAGATACGTCTGCTTGCCATAGGAGCATTTTATGTCACAAATTTTGTCAATCGACTTTGAAACCAGAAGTCGCATCGACCTTAAAGACCGCGGATTGGATGTGTATTCTGCACACCATAGCACAGAGATTATCTGTATCGCCGCAGGATTCACCCCCGAAACAGTTGAAGTATGGGCACCACAGGACGTTCCTAAGTGGGTACTCGACCATGCGGAGAATAAAGGCCTAATCTCCGCGTGGAACGCGGCGTTTGAGTACCAGATATGGAACCGCATTGGCACGAGGCTTGGATGGCCCCGTATCCAGTGGGAGCAGTTGGTAGATACCATGGCCATATCAGCGGCCAACAACCTGCCCCAGGACCTGGACACCGCCGGCGAGGTCACAGAGTCTGAGTTTCAGAAAGACAAGAGAGGCAAGCGCCTGATCCAGTTGCTGTGCAAGCCTAAAAAAGACGGCACGTTCAATGTGGACACTGAGTTAATTAACGAGATGTTCGCGTATTGTAAACGCGACGTGCAGACTGAAATATCTATTGCGCAAAACTTGCGCCCCCTATCTGCTGAAGAGCAGAAGGTCTGGGTTGTCACCCAAAAGATCAACCAACGTGGCGTCCCAGTGGACCCAAACGAATTGGACAACGTGATTGACGTGGTGGAGTCTGAAACCAAGCACATCAACGAACAGATTGTAAAACTAACTGGCGGTATTGAAGTTACCAAACGGGCCCAACTACTGGAGTGGTTCGCGACTCGTGGCTTACAGCTACCTGACATGCAGGCGGAGACCATTGAGGCCGAGGCCAAGAAGACGCACGCAGACCCAGACGTTAATGCTGTACTCAAGTTGCGTATGGAGGGGTCTAAGACGTCGGTGACCAAGTTCAACAAGATGTCCGAGGTTCAGGTTGGTGGACGTATTAGGAACGGTCTTGTGTACCACGGGGCATCCACTGGCAGATGGGCCAGTCGGGGCATCAACCTGCAGAACATTGCCCGGCCGGCACTGTGGATGAAAGAAAAAGACATTGAGAACGCCGTTCTAACAGCGCTTGTGGCAGGTAACATTGACTTTGTTAGAGGGCAGTTTGGTGATAAGGTCATGGACGCATGCTCGTCGATTGTCAGAAACGCCATCAAAGCGCCAGAGGGGTCCACGTTCGTAGACGCCGACTTGAGCTCGATTGAGAACCGAGTTGCGTCTTGGATCGCGGGCCAAAACGACAAGGTCGAGCTGTTCAGAAAAGGCTTGGACGAGTACAAGACGTTTGCGTCTACCAGTCTGTACCATGTGCCTTACGAAGAGGTCACCAAGGACATGAGGCAGGTCAGCAAGTCCGCCGTGCTTGGATGCATGTTTGGACAGGGCGCAAAGGGCCTTGTTGCTTATGCGGAGGGTATGGGAGTAGTCTTGTCGGAGAAACAGGCCGAGGACGCTGTGAACGCGTATAGGCTGTCTTATGCCAAGGTGAAGAACTGTTGGTTCTTGATGAGCCAAGCGGCCATGGATGCGGTACGTAACCCCAACCAACCGTTCAAGGCCGGTAAGGTGACGATCAAGTACTCTAAGAAGGTATTGTGGATGCAGTTACCTAGCGGCAGACTGATCTGTTGGCAACGTCCCGATGTCGTCCAGGAGTACACCCCATGGGGAAAACTTGCTGACACATTGTACGTTGTCAGCCAGAACACTTTCACTAGAAAATGGGGACGCAACAAGCTCATCGGCTCCAGTATATTCCAGTCCAGTGTACAAGGAACTGCAAGGGATTTTCTTGCCGGTGCGGCTGTTGCGTTGGAGGAAGAAGGCGTAGATGTGATCAACTTGGTCCATGATGAGGTCCTGGCATTAGCTAAGGAAGAAGATGCTAAATGTGTAGAAGAGCGTATGATGTTGGCGCTCACCACACCGCCAACATGGGCCAAAGACTTCCCCCTTGCGGCGGAGTCTTGGATCGATAACAGGTACAGAAAATAGGGCGAGGCTTCTAGGTCCCCTTTTTTGCCCTAAACCAAACCACCTTGCGCGTAGCCCAAGTCTCTGGCTCGTGCAATGTAATTTTTATCTATTAACTGAGGATTTCCAGGGTAAGAAAACCATGCGTTACCATGCGGGTCTTTTCCTGGAAACCTGGTTTGATAGTCCTCAACAAACTTTTGTGCTGCAATATTTTGTGGCACAGCAGGGAACTGAACGCCCTCGTCTTTTCCATGTACCGTGTACCGGTAGTCAGGGTGGAACATGTCAGTCATTTGCGTCGGTTCGTTGTTGATACTAAACAGACGTGTGCCAACTGAGCTTGTTGGTGCGCCCTGTGTCAACGGGTCAGCGTGAGACGCCAAGATATCATAATAGTTGGGCACCGCAATATGTTTGGTCCCACCAACGCCTGTGCCAGTGCCTAACATCTCTGATAGCGCGCCACGAGAATCCATGGTGTTGCCACCAATCTCTTGTGCGGCAAATCTGTCTCGGATATCAAATGGTTCACTAAAATTTAAATTTTTAACTGTTCCAGTGCCGCGGGATTTTACTTGAATGCCTGCGTTAATTTTATTGAGAGTCTCTTCAGGTATTTCACCCGCATTCAAACGTTTATAAAAGTTATCTAAGATATCTGCATGCACTGTCTTGTTGGACTTGTGCTGTGCGGGGGCGCCAATGTAGTTTGAATGGATCATTGGTTGACCGTTAAAATGCGTTTGTTGCGCAATCTTATTGGCCGCATTCTCGCTGTCATTCATCCACACCACGTCATTAACTGCGTGCACAGGGCTGATGTTTTGAAAGTTAGTAAACCCTGTTCCGCCCATACGGTTTCCATGGGTGCCAAAACGGTCCGACATGTGAAGGCCAAGGTACTTGCCTTGGTGCGGTGCTATGGCCTCACTGAACTTCATTTGCTGTGTGGGCCGTGCTTGGAACGCCGCAATCTCTTCAGCAGTTGGTTGCCTGAGTGCACGTGGAGCTAGGACGCCTAATTCACTTAGTGGGGCGGCGACGACCCCGAATGCCTTTTTTGCTAGACCACCTTTATCAAACTTTTCTACTGGCTGTTCTTCAAGTACGCTTTCTTTCTTTTTAGGTCCAAATTTATCAACTAAATATTGCAAAGCGCCTCCACCAATTGCGGGAACAGCAAACAAAGGCGCGTACTTCTTAGGTGCCGTGGCCATGCCAACACCTCCAGCAGCGCTTAAGCCGCTGGCAATTGCTCCAGGTATATCGCCCTCTTGTGCGCGTTCATACGCATCGTATCCTTGGCCTCCAGCGATAGCACCACCAGCTATTCTTCCAGGGGCAGAGGTTGTTTTTATTGCGCGTTTTGTAATCTCTCCAAAACTTGGACGGTAGGTGGGAGGCAATGGAGGCATGGTTGTACCAACGGAAGGTGCCGCTGGTATCTTTGGAGGCAATGGACTTGGGTTCAAAATCATTGACCCAGGATATGGCGCGGCGTTGGGCGCCATTGCAACACCCTTTTGAATTTGCGGAATGACTTGTTTAGCCATTGCAACCGCGTGGGGCTTATCAGTTGGGTTCTTAATAAAACGATTGACGTCTTCGTTGTATTCTGTTTCGGCCCAATGCTGTGTGCCAGAACCATAAGCAGGAGGTGCGTTCTTTTGTGCCAAAGCCAAACGTTGTTGAGCCAATACTTGTTGCTCGTCAATCAACTGCTGCTTGGCGGTGTCGTACTTTTTACCCATCATGTCAATGCCTGCACCAGCGGCGGCACCAGTACCAGCGGCAACCACGTCTTCTAGGCTACGTGTGCGCCCGCCGTCTTCTTCATCGCCACTATCATTGTATTCAATGTTTGCAACAGGTTCGACACCAAAGTTTTCAGATGAAGGAACGGTCTCAGTTGATGCAACTGGTGTGGCAAAACCACCAAGACTTTTAATTTTTTCAATATGGTTAAGTGCCTCTGGGCTTGCTTTACCGCCTTTAAAGTAATCACTTCCAGGGCCGTCGTGGTAAGCAATTAACGCAGTATCAAATTTGTTATCGTGCTTATCTAACTGTTGTTTTAAATAACGCATGCCGCCGTCAATGTTTTGATCTTCGTTGTGACGATCAACTTTCATGTCTTGCGCGGCTTTTTTGCCCATCTGCATCACACCAACAGGGCCTGTTGGTGACACAGCTTTTTGATTAAATCCACTTTCTTGCATGGCAGCAGCCAAGGCAAGATCAACAGGCACGCCGTACTTTTTAGCCGCCGTGGCAACTTTAAGCGCAACAGCTTGTTGTTCTGGAGTCAATGTGTTTAAAAAGTCTAAGGCCATTATTTACCTCTCAATGCGTTGATTTGGTCTAGAGCACTTCCTCCGCCAGTGGGTGCGGCGGCGGTAGGTGTGCTTGCAGAGGGCGGCTCAGATTTAATGCCTAGCGCATGCGCAGTACGTCTGTATTGTTTTTCTTCTTGTGCTTTGTACTCAGGACTTGACTTAAAGTCTTTCCAAGACACTCCACGTTTTCTTTCAGAATCCCACAACGCTTTTTGCTCTTTAGCATTAATCGCTTCAAGCTCAAGTGTCTTGGCAATGTACATGACATTCTTAGGTGTCAGGATGGTAAAGTCGCCAACAACTTGTCTGATCAAACCACGTTCGTTGTCAGACACTGAACCTTGGCCGTTCAATACCTTAGATCCGTTTAACTGGAGGTAAGCAAAGTCTCTGGCCAACTCATTGGCCGCGGTCATTCTGGCCTCTCTCTTTTTAGGGTCCCTGATCTTTGCGGCTTCTGGATCAAGCTGTGTCGCTACTGCGTTAACAGAAGGAATGTTTACTGAGCCAAATGGTGTTTGAATGCCCTCTGCAAGCACTCTGCCTAAAGCAGACGCCATTGTAGGTCTTCCTAGCTTACCAATCACATCAGGAAATTGCATTGCGTTCTTTGTGATACGGTCAGCAACCAGTTTGTTTTGAGGCGCCGCAGAAGCCGCAGTGTCTAATGCTTCTTGCTGTTTAACATAAACCCCAGCCATTTTGGTAATTTCTTCTTTTTCGCCAGCTATTGGTACACTGGCCATTTCTTTTGCTACGGCAGCACGGAACTCCAAGTCTTCTTTTGTTCCAGGGTTAAAAGGAGACTGTATTGGAGGAGCCGCTGTGGGGGTAGTCTCAGGCTTTAATCCTTGACGACGATCCACGTATGCAGGAGTAGGAGTAGGAGCAGGAGCAGGTGCTTGTACTGGCGCAGGAGCAGGTGCTTGAGCACCTCCACCCAACACACCAGACATTGCGGCCATTGGTGTTGTTTGTGTTGTGCCTGCTGCTGTACGCGTATCAAACGGCGTGACTGCGCCAGTGCCCGCAACATTTAACATTAAGGCGCTGTTCCATTCCTGGGATCCAGGTTTTACTCCTGCAGCAAGCAAACGTTTTGATACATCATCTATCTTACGCATTTCAATCATTTTTGTGATTGCTGCTTTAGGGTCTTGGTTGTATAGTGCCATCAACTCTGCTCTGGGTTCTGTTGCCCCCATCGGTACAGGTGTTGGGGCAGCACCAGGCAATGCTCCAGCCATAGGAGCTTGTGCAGTTGGTCCTGGTGCTGGGGCAGCACCAGGCAATGCTCCGCCCATGGGGGCTTGTGCAGGTGCGGCGCCTGGTTGCATGCCTGGTAATCCACCAGCGGCAGGAGGTTGCTGAGGTTGGCCTTGATTTAACATAGCAAAGAATTGCTGGTCTTGTGCTGTTTTTAACGCCTTGGCTTGTGCTATACGAGCGTCTTCAGTTGCCAACTCGCCCATGCTAACATGCATGTTCAAAATGTCTTGTTGGCGTTGACGCTCGTTGGCTAAATACTTTTGACGATAATCAGGGCCAGCATAGCCTTGCAACTCATCAATTTTACCTGCGTATGTATTTGCATAACCCTCGCGTTCAGCAATCATTTGCTGTAACTTAGCGCGAATGTCTGTACTTTGATCAGGGTTTAAAGACACACCCTTTAAGCCACCAACGGTCGCACCTTTAGTGCTTGGTTGTGTGGCTTTAATGTTTGGTTCTACTGCTGGCAACCCGCCTGTTGTTTCGTCTGTCATATTTATCCCCCTATGTTCATTTGGTTGATATTAGGAACAGTACTTTGATCAACCGTATTTGGGTCAATAGTTGGCGGATTAGGAGTTAACATATTTGTTAACCAACTAGGCAAATTAGAAAGCGCACCTTGCACCGCATTACTACCCAACGCGCCTAATGTATTGACGCCCATTTGATAAGCACTTGGTGAAGTAATTTGCGTAACATTCCTATTAGTTGTTGGTCCCATTTGATTAACGATATCACTATATTTAGCCAATTGAGGTAACGCGCCTAGTTGTTGCCAATTAGCTGTATTGATTCCTGTTGTGCCATACTGTGCACCAACGTTACCAACACCCTGGCCTGCTTGTACGGCTTGTGTCAATGCGTCCAATGCCGCTTTATTTTGTGTTGTGTTTAAATTAGCCAACGCGCCTGCACGTGCAGTATTAACTGCTGTTTGACCACGTAAAGAACCAAAGTTACCAGAACCAATACCTACTGCACCCTCTTGTTCTGTTATAGCAGGAAGAAATTGATTTAGTTGTTGATTTTGTGCGTTGAATAGTCCACCAAGTGTTGTGCTTGTGTCCGGTTGACCGTTAGCCAAAAATGGATTAGCCGCGCCAGACGCAATCTGTTGCAGTGTGCCCATGGACGTGGTAAACGGGTTTGTTGGCCCAGACAAAGACTTAGCTAAATCGGCACCAACTGTTTGCGAGGGAGCTGTTGTAGCGCCGTATGCTTTTGCAGCGTCGGTGCCAATATTTTTTTGTGCGTCTGTAAACCAAGTAGGTAGTGTGGTAGACGTTGATTGTTGCGTGTCGTAAACTGACATTATCTTTTTCCTTTCGTTAAGGCCTTAGACAAGTATGCTAAGGGGCCTGGGCTTTCTGGCGGTAATTCGCTTGGAGAGTTTGAGTGTTTATGTTTTCTAATCTCTTTGACAAATTGGTCAAGTACTGAAGCGCCTGCCTCACTAGAACCATTGCCAAGAGAAGACACAATATCTGCGGGCAATACAAACTCGTTGTTTGCTACCATGGCAGGAATCTCATCGGACGTACCATCACCACGCCCTTGTATATATCTGTTGTCTAGTCCGCCCTCAGAACGAAACTCGACCTCGCCCATGGGGTGCTGATCTGTGTATCCGCCTTGTGCAAATGAAGCCACTTCATCAGGGGTTTCAAGTTGTTTTTCTTCTTGTTTGGGAGATAAGATAACATCAGCTAAACTTTTTTCAGGCTTTGCTTTGCGTGCCATCGGAGCTAATCCCGCCAGTGAAAAAAGTAAAGGATTAAGCATTGGCATATCTAAACCTACTTTTTTATATGAAAAATCAGCACCAGGAATAAAAGGCAAATCCGTTGGTGGCGTGTACGCTTTACCCGCCGGCGTTGTTGGTAATTTAACTGGCACCTTTGGTGTAACAGCAGGTGGAGTAACAACGGGCGGGGTAACAGCAGGAGGGGTAACAACGGGCGGAGTAACAGCAGGCGGAGTAACAGCAGGTGGAGTAACAACGGGAGGAATAACAACAGGCGGCTTTACTACAGGTGGGTTAACTGCTGGGTTAGTTACAGGATTGACCACTGGGTTAACAGCAGGAGCAATAGCAGGATTGACAACTGGTGCCACAACAGGCGCAGTGTTAACTACTGTTGTTGGCGCCGCTATTACTTTACCAGTAGTTAAATCAGTAACTGTAGTGGTTGTTGTATTTGTCTTCGGGTTAGTAACAATTTCTGTTTTTGTGTTTTTGCTTGGGTCAGTAATTGTTTTAGTTTGCTCATTTGTTTGCAAATTTGTTTTAGTTTGTTGAGTAACATTTGTTTGAAAATTTACAACAGTTTGAGTTTGAGTTTGTGTGTTTGGGTCTGTAACAACTTCTGTTTTTGTTTTTTGATTTGGGTCAGTTTGAACTTCAGTTTTTATTTGAGACTGAGGATCAACATGGATCTCTGTAGCTATATCAGGATTAAACGATGGGGCTAATGCCAAAGCACCTGAAGTAGGTGCCTGGTTATAAGTTCCAGTCGATGAACCAATGGCTGAAATATTAGATATAGAACTGCTTGGTGTGCTATTAATTGATGTAACATTACCGCTAGATATATTCATCGGTTCATTTGCAGCGGCAGGACCTGTAAACGCCGCGGTAGACCCTACATTCGATATTGTTGGTGCTGTAACAGGTGTATTGGTTTGATCGTTTGTGGCCACGTAGTTAGAACCACCTTGTCCAATTGCATTGGCTCCACTAACAGCGGCACGCGCACCACCTACAGTTAACATGGTTTGCATAGCAGTATCTTTAACTGCTTTTAAGTAATCCGCAAATGTTGCGTCTTGGTGTAAACCAATTCCATTAATTTTATCAACACCCATTTGCATGGCTGTTGTTGCTTGTTCTGCAAATTGTTCGTTTACTTGTGCGCCAACAAAAGTTTTAACAGCATTAATCATGTCTGCAGTTGAGGCAGTAGCAGGTAGGCTTTTGAGGACTTTGCTCATACCTGGCACCCCTAGTGCCTCACCCAACATCTCTGCTGAAGACATCAACGTAGTACGTATAGCATTCTGGGTATTGTTTAACCCTGCATTAGCTCCTTCTACCCATGAATTGTTGGCAACAATTGCACCCATGGCAGGCACTGCGGCCAAGGGGCCACCAACCATTGCAGAGCCAACAGACTCAATGGTAGAAGAAATAGCACCTGCTACATTCTTTTCTTGCCCAACAAGTTTATTCATGTCTGTGGTAGCAGAATTTGCTAAAAGGTTTTGCACGTTATTGAGTGAGCTTGTATCAAAACCTAAAGTACTGCCTAAAAACTGAGCACCCCTTACGCCCAATCCTGCAATATCAGAAGCCGCTTGGCTAAATCCTGCTTTCATAACATTTAAAGGATTGGTTTGATCCGATGCTTTTAATGTATCTCCTGTGTTGGTACTATAGATTGCTTGACCAGTAAGTGGATCTACAGTGTTGCCTAAATTGTTAACAAGCGTTTTATTAAGTTGATCAGCAGTGTTTTGAACAGCTTGAGCGGTGTTATACCCTGCATACCTTACTGCACGAGGGTCATAACTGCCCAAACCAATTTGGCCGGTATTGGTGTCCCATTCGTTAGTTTTTGTTACTGGCGTAGCTACTTTTGGAGTTACTTTTGTAACTGTAGGAGCTGCAGCAGATAAAACATCTTTTTCTGTTGGGCTGGGCAGGCTTATTGTATAGGTGTCTCCGTTCCATGTAAACTGATGATAGCCCGCAGTATCGGCTGTTTTTGATGCAGCATCAAGGGTTTTGCTGCCTCCCGCATCAAACACCTGACTGTTAAGGATATCTTTTGTTATCGCGGCATTAACTACATTTTCTGTTGGGCTTACAGGGTTTGATGTGTAAGTTTTTCCGTCAAAAGTAAATTGGTGGTAGCCTGCATCTTCAGCCATTTTTTGAGCAGAAGTAACGTCAACAGCTTTAGACGCATCAAATGTAGTTTGCTGATTAATTGCATTATTAATAGCAGAGTTTTGTAATGCATTAAAACCAGATATAGACCCTGTATATTTTGAAGTTGCAGCTTTGTCTATTGCATCTTGTTCAGCTTGTGTATCTTTAATATCTTTAATAGTCGCATTTGCTGTTGCAATTGCGGCGTTTATTACTATTTGTGTTGGAGGTTGTCCCGTAACAGCTCCTGCAATAGCAGAGTTTACAATTCTTTGTTGTGCCGCAGTTAAATTAGCATAACCAGGAACCTCATCAGCGATGAGAGGTATTGCAGAACCAATTGCACCAGAGGCTATCAGTTTAGCTGCATTGGCTTTGCCCTGAGACATTATCTCGCCAGCGGTCAATGCGCCGGCAGCGCCTCCAGCTATTGTTCCAGCGGCGCCACCAATAGCGCCGCTTACTGCGCCACCAACAAAAGGTGCTGCTGCAGTGGCGGCGTTTGCTAAAACATATGCCTTTGCCGCGTCTTTAATAGACCCTGTTTGTATATACGTGTTTGTGGCAGTTGTAAGAGGTATAAATTCTGGAGCAAATATTGCGGCAGCAAGTACTGGAATTGGACCTAAATCAGTACTAACTTGTCTAGCCCACCCCCCACGTGTAGTGCCTGGAGTCCAATCAAGGTTTTTAGTAGGGTCTTTAACAGGCACAGTTGTACCTGTTATTGGATCAACCTGGAAATAAAACGTTTGCATACCGCCACGAACACCATTACCTGTTGAGTACGCGTAAAGATTATCGTACCCAGGAACCGCTGCGGCACCTAATACATTGCCTTCATTGTCCACGGCTTTATCAATGTTGATAGTGCCATTTCCATTGTCGGTATACGTTGAACCAGAATTAACTGCGTAAATAAGCGGAGACAATACCCCGCCTGTTTGACTGTCAATTTGATCAAGCGTTAAATAATTTTCTTGTGCTGTTTTATTGGACACACCAGTAACAGCACTAGCTTGAGTTGGAGTAACACCAAAAGTGTTTAAAACCGAACCAATTTGAGTATTTGTTGCGTTGGGATTGTTAGAATACCACTGAGCAAAACCATCAGTTCCAGTGGGTTGAGTTATTGTGTTTGGTTGGTTCAATCCACCAAACGCAGTTGATGGTGCTGTTACAGGCGCCACGTAAGAAGGTAAAGCACCAATACTAGCAGACCCCATGGGTGTGCCAGCAACTGAACCTAAAGCAGTCTGGGCCTGAGCCGATGTTATAGCGCCGGATTGAAGCGCGCTTAAAACTTGAGATGCGGTCCTAAACCCAGTTAAGTCTACCGCGTTTGAAACAGAAGCAAATGGGTTGTTTTGGGGTGTAGCAGGTGTAGGCGGCGTTGGGGGTGCGGCAGGTGTTGGTGGCGCAGCAGGTAGCCCTCCACCACTTGTAGGATAGTAGCTGTTATACGCATTACTGACGGTATCGACACCGGTACCGTATTGTTGCGCAATCATTTTGGCAAGACCAGGATTGGCCGACAACCCACCAACAGACTGCACGGCCGCGGCTACGTCTTGCGGTTGCGCATATGGGTTGGCTGTGAACCAATTCGATACGTCTGCTTGCGTTATGTCGGCCATGATTTTGGTTTAGTTATCCTATAGAGAATTACCCATTTCTGGGTAATCTTATGCCCCGTTAACAGAAACAATCAGCGCCCTTGCCCAGTCTTGCCAACTAGGAAAAGCGGTGTTGTCGGGAATAACGTATCGATCAAATTCAGGATTAGACGCAATAGAAGAAGCAACTTCTCTCCATTGTGTTTCTGGCACAACAGGAAACTGTTGCTCTGAAAAATAATGAACTAAGTTGCCGTTCCAATCGTCCCACGACGTGTAGTCAGGTAAGAATTCAATGATCATGGGCGCTCGTCACCAAGTTCTGCCGTGATCATGATACGGCCAAAAGCAAAGTCGCCGTCAATCACGTTGCTACCAAACCTTAAATTAACAAGCCTGTGTTCCGCGCGAAGGTCAATCTTACCGTCATTGTCTGTAAACGTATAGGGCCCCTGGAACTCCACATCTGCTTGCGCAAAGGGTCTTCCAATAATGTCCAAGGTCATATCCCCGACTTGCTTAAAATCAGGTTCAATACGCGTAATATGCATGCGACGATTAGCTGTAATGGTAGTATCATCAGCAGGAGTACCGCCGATCCAGCTAATATCACAAGATTCCGCATAAGACTCAATTGCATACTCCTGAATGTCTGTCACTTTGTTTTTACCAAACTCATGTTCCCAAATAGAGTATCCTCCAGTTGCCTGCGATACAGTGCTGCCTACTGTCACACCAGCGGGGATGGTTGTTGCAAACGTCATAACAGTATAGCCACCGGTTGTGGTTGCAGTAAATGTTGCGTTGGTAAGTTGAACAATGTTACTAAAATCAGGAGTAACAGGGCTGTTAAACACCATGTATGTGCCAGGGGGGTTGGTTGATAAGTCGCCTGCACAAACAATTTGATACGTGTTTGTGACTGGCGCTGAACCGTGACTTGGACCGTACAACACTGTATACGTCTGGCCAATTCTGCCTGTGAATTCCCACGAACACCAAATGGGGTAAGGGAACACCTCGGTCATGTAGCCACAAGAACGACGTGCCCCGTCGGCTTCACCAGCGTCATACCAGATGTCATCTTTAACGTTGTACACAATAGCATCGGTGCACTCTGTTGCCGAACCTCTTGGGTAGAACCACCACACTTCGTTATAACGCGGCACTTTGGTTGCCCACACTTTTTGACGTTGATTAAAATTCAAGTTATCAAAAAGATAGTTTACGTTTTTATCGTTTGGTAAAACTTTAACAGTGCCGTTATAAATATAGAACCGATCAGTGCCCATCCAAAAATAGACGCCATCCATATCAACAACTGCGTTGGATGACATGATAGAAATTTGATTTGCAACAATGTCATAGCGCCAGTAGTACGGCGTTGTTGCTGTAAATGAAGCCCTAACAAGAGAGTCTGTGGCCCATAATAACGCAGAAGGAGACGACGTGCCTCCACGTATAGGCATTCCCTTAACAATTTTTCCGGCCGCTGCGTTAACACTGTTAGCCAATGTTCCATTCCAGTCGGTAAACGTTTGTACGTTGTTTGTGCTGGAATTAAACACAACATTATTGTTAGCTATTTGGCCATAATTGCCGTACACCATGACAAACGGTTGTAAAGCAACTACGCCACCACTTACACTAATTGGTTTGTATGTAGGTTGTGCTCCAGTGCAATCAACCACTTGAACAAGTATGTATTTTCCAGTTGTGGGGTCTGGTAAAAAGTTACCAGAGTACAGCGTGCTTTCAACACCAGAGTCGATGTTGTTTAAGTTTTGACCTGGGTGTGCAAGCAATTTAGAGTTACCACCGCCGCTAGAATCAAACGCAATATCAAACTGCCACAAGTAATTTGCGTTGGCTGTAATTCCAAGTGGTTTGTATACTTGAAACGGCGCTGTAGGCAAACCAGTCAAAGAAGACAACGTAACTGTTGTTCTATTCGTTCCGGAGTTGTATGTTGATATGGCACTAACTGTATAGTTGGTTCTTACGTTAGATGTGTTGTACGCCCAGAATGTTGAGCCGTTGGTAAATACAGCAGTCTGGTTACCCACAACGTCAAGAGTTGATGGCCCACTGTTGACCGCAGTTACGGCATACGTGTTATTAAATTCAACCTGGAAAGGACCTACACCAACACCTTGGTTGGTGCCTGTGTTATAAACCTCAATACCCGTTGAGTTGCCCACAAAAATGTAGTTAACGCCATTTTGTGGGTTGGTAATAATGCCGCGAGGTATTCCAGTGGGGGAGGCAAACATCTGCCTGTACCCGTTCATCTTCTGGGCCTTGCCCCGTTGAAAACGAATCCAACGACCGTCGCCAAATTGATCGCCCTCGTACTTTGTACCATCACGCTTAATGCCAGGCTTGACAAAAAGCGTAAATATTTTATTAGGGTCGTTAGCTGGTGCTGTGGACATTAAAACGCACCCCCTGTGATTAGATCCGCCTGCACCCTACCAATAAACGTAGTTATAAAATTACCCACCCCGCCGGTGCCGTCCATGGTGGCAATATTAGTGCCGCCAACAGTAAACCCTAATTGCGTATTATTGGGGGAATAAAGACCTGTTACAGGATCGGCAGAAAATGTATACGATGGAGCTGCAGCAGATCCACGGGAAACATTTAACGAGCCTATCGAACTTTGAATAAGTGGATACAAGTTGTTGCCGTCGCTAAGAACAATAGCCTGCGTGTTGTTTAATACACTCAATGGTGTTTGTGAACTTCCTTGTACTTGAAATTGAACGGTATATCCAGCATGATTAGTGTCGTTCAACAAATAATACACCTGTGTAACAGCAGGTAACTGAACCAACAAAGAGGTTGTTCGTGTTCCACTCAACGCAATAAAACGTTGAATAATAGGCGTGTTACTAATTAAACTTAATGTTGAACCAGACACTGTGTCAACATCGTATGTTGACGAGGAAAATGTCAAGCTGTTTGGTCTGGAGCGACCAACGGTAAAAAAGTCTTGAACGGCCACGTCTCTGTTGACGCAAATAAAACACGAGTCTCCCAAAGGCAATGTGATGTTTACTTGTCCGTCAATGGTTGATGAAACGGAAGATGTGTTGATTGTCAACGCGCCTGTCCCGTTGTTACGTACCAAAATAAACCAACCGGCAGACAGTGTGGCCACGGCAGGCAGTACCCAAGTGGCTGCACCGCCAGTCCATACCATGCAGTTGCCGCGATACGTTTCGTCAATAACTGGCACGGTAACAAACTGGTTAGTGATCAACGCAGTCTCTAACTTACCCAACACCGCTGTGGTGCTGTTGCCTGCCAACGTGGCCGCGTCGGCATAAGACGTGCTGGCGCCGTATGCAATAACACCCCAGGTGCCTGCCTGTGTTGAGTTGTTGGTGATGTATGTGTACACCGCTTGGCCAACAGCAACAGTAAACGAGCCTGTTCCAGAAAAACGTTGCACAGTAAAAGGTACTGTGCCCACGTTCCTAATCAGTATGTCTTGTCCGACAGACGCCTGTGTTGCGTCAGGTAGAATAAAATAAGAACCGCTTGTTGCTGTAACATCCATGATTCTGGACGCTACTTGCTGAGACGCATTAACGTACTGTGGCCAATACAGTTGCAAACTGCCAGTTAACGCAACATACGCGTAACTTACATCCGTTGGTTGAATTACGTTGCCGGTAAAAGGCGAGGTGTATGTTGTCATTTAGGGTTCCTGTCTAACAGTGTTTCGATCAACCATACGGCGTTGATCTTCGCCTTTGAGTGCAGCAATTGCGTCATCGTAGTACTTTTGCCACACAGGAATTTTATCCAGGCTTTTCAAGAATCCTTGTGCCTGTAATAGTGTACCGTAAAGAAGCGCCTGTGGTGCCTCTCTGGTTAAAAGATTCTCTTGGTTTTCAAGGTCCAAGGGCTGTATTCTGCTGTAGTAAATAATCTCAACAGGGTAGTTACTAGCCGGCACTGGAGCCAAAGCCCAGTGGTCATAGTCATAGTCGCCATAATACAGCGGCTGTCCCTGAGTGGACTCGTTTTGGTACATTGTTATGTAATCCATTGAACGGTTCACAATTGGCGCGCCGTTGATTTTCATGCTGACTGTTTTTCTCCAACGCACAGGTTTTTGAATAACAGAAGAGCCGGCAGTTAGGGTTGTGTCAACAACAATCAACTGCATCAGTGTTTTGATCTGGGAGGCAATGCCTTGTTCTGTCAACATGATCAAACGCGGTATTTGTGTAACAAACCCGGGGTCAACACGTTCTGAGTACCTTATGACGTCCGTTACCAGACTGTCATACGTCATTGTTTGTGCGCTTATCATGACATTCCTTTTAAGAACATTTCAACCTCGGCTTCACGGCGTTTTACCAGACCCGCCATCACATGGCCGGCGGCTTTGTTCCATTTGGGGAATTCTTCAGCCGCACCGTGCATGTCGCCTGCGTTGATCTTTTTAAGTAGTGTTGAGTTGGCCAGGTTGCCACACCCGCAATTGAACGCAAAATCAACCAGTGCATCAAACTGAGACTGTGTAATGTTTGACTTTACATTCTTGTTTACAAAGTCCGCCGCCTTTTGCACATCGGCCATCAGGTAGGCCTCTGCCTGGTCCTGGGTGATCACCATGCCTGGATGCACTTCAGGGCCTGTGTGGCCGTATCCAATGGTCCAGGGGGCGCCGCCCGTGCCAGGGTCTGGATACGCCTTGAGACTAAGTCCCTCAAAGTGCTCAGTGTTGTGTAGTCCGTCTTTAGAGTAAGTGAATGTCATTTAGTGTCTTTCACAATTGCGTATGCATCAATACAGGCGTTCAGTTGCCTGATTGCGTCATCGCCGTCTTTTGTGATGGCGATAAGATCGTCAGCAGTCTTTGGGTCAAGTTCGGCTCTCGCTTCTGTCCTATCTCCGGAGGCAGCTCCGGCGCCTTCGGCGCTGAGTACGGTACAGGAGGCAGGGACTGACAAGCGCAAAGCGCCAGAGCGCACGTCAGCGCGCAGCTTAGTTGTTTTAACATCGTCGTTTGCTTTCTTGAGTTCATAAGCCAAATCAGTGACTTGTTTTGCGTGTTTCTGTTCAACGTCCCTGGCCTCTATGTTTGCTTGGGCCGTAACTGCCGCTTGTTCCAGTTCAGCTTGTACGTACCCTTTATGGAACATGTACCAAGAAGATAAACCCCAGATAAGTAATAAAAGCGGAACCAGTCTCATTGTGGCTCAGTGTCTTTCTTGGCCCAAAGCGAGGCGCTGTGTGCCCCTGACACAAGACCCAGGGATTCAGCAAGCTCGCGCAACGACACGGCGTTACCGTTAACGACTTGCCATATACCAATGATGACTACCGCCAAAAAAGAAAGGACCCAAGACCAGCGACCAATGTCGTGTGTCTCGTTGTCCTTGCCGGTTACTATGTTTTTTAAAAAATCCATTATTTGCTTTCTATGTGATGTTTTGACTTTTGATACTCGTTGTGTACGTAGTACATCAGCCCGACAAACTCAAGAAATACAATCAAAATTGCAGCGCACAGTGTTGCTCGTACTTGGTACTTTTGAATAAGAAGTCTGCGTTTGTACGCAGCTTCTGCCACGGCTTTTTTTGTTCACGCTCAACTTTCTCACGTTCTTTCCTAACGACTTCACGCATGTCAGCAAACTTAGACCAGAGTCCCGGCATCCCTACCTGATAGATAATCATTTCACGCAATTCAGTTTCCATCTGTTGCATCTGCTCTTGACGAAGAACTCTGTTCATTGCCTCTTCGTTGATGGATATATTTTTGGGTAAAGGAACCTTTTGGGATTCCTTCTCAGCAACTTTGAACTCTTCGTTGTGCGTGAAGAACTTACCCAAATGTTGACTGATGTCGGTGACTATCCCTGATAGGTCTTTACCATCTTCTTTAAACTGGTTATAAAGCTCCACGCATTCTTTGATGCCCGCATGCGCCGCCTTACAAGCCGCAAAGATGGTAATTGGATCCATTATTCCTGCGGGGGAGGAGTCTGTGCCTGTGCCTCTTTCTGCACTTCAGCAATTAATTGGAACACTTGGTCATAGGGTTGCTTACCTAAGTAGCCCATGATGGCGTTAAGAAGATTGATAGGTAGTGTGATTTTGTCCATTATGCAAGTGTTCCCAAGAACGCAGTGATTTGTTCAGCAGTCATGTCGTTGCCTTCTGCGTCTTTTAAAGATGCTCCTTCAGCCAAGTCTTTTTTGAATTGTTGGTAGTCTGTGTTGTCAGGGTCAAGTGGTATGCAAACATTATCAGTTGTGCGAAAAACTGCATTTGCAATAGAACCATTAGAATAATAATATAACTTATACATTTATAACTCCGATGAAAACTGAATAGTTGCATTAAACAATGACCATGAATTTTGTGCTATTAAGCTAGTAGAACCTGCTGTAGCAAGACCAGTTCCTGAACTCGATGCTCCATCCAAAGATAATGATGTAATAGTTGCCCCACCAATAACAGGGTTATATAGGTAATTTCCACTTAAAGAATTGATAGTTGGAGTTGCTCTCATTTCAACTGGATACATAACTGCGTGTTGACTTGTACTACCAGTGCTAAAAGCTAATCCCATTGAAATTCGAGTCTGTCCACCATTAGTAGCAATAGATTTCCAATAATACCTCTGACACAAAATCAACTCACGCCCATAATCTCTGAAATCAAAACTTGTGGCTTGTGTACCTACTTCTAGTTGTACTCCTGTGACATACCAAGTGGCTGATGCAGTACCAAGAACGCTAACTGCACCTGTTGCAGAATAATAATCTGCTGATTGCCAAGTTCCATTTGCAGTACCTGATGATGTTGCCCCTACACCCAATCCAAACATTACTCTTAAACCAACGGCATTAGTTGAATTCCAAGAACTACCAGTTGGTGCGGTCACATTTATCGTTATGTACGTCCATGTGTTTGCAGTTGGAATTGAATAAGTAAAAGGATAAGAATATGCATATCCACTATTCTTCAAACATCCACCAAAAGTTCCAGTAAGACTTGAATAAACCCAAAAAGATATAGTAAACGCTTTTGCAGATGCTGTTCCAAATGCCATGTCTGCAATGTTATAACCTTCAATTAATTGTTCGTAAACTGCCGCATCACTTCCACTTACTGTATAAGAAGTTGCAGTTTGAAATCCTGAATAATATGAAAATCCTGTGGGTGGTGTAACGCTATTTAAATTTTGAGCAAAATTAAATTTGCCACTTACTGATGCTGATCCAGTAAATTTCATTCTGTCTAACAAATAGACATTGTTAGCAACCGCACTTACTGTAGACCCTCCATTTCTTTGGTCAATAACCATCCCACCATTGATAATACGATTCTTAAATCCAAAGGTATTCTGTGCATTGATGCTTACTGTGGCTGAATTTTGAAACGCAGTTGTCTGCGTAGTCGCATCTGAGAAGGTGATGCTTGGACTTGAACCCGAAATAACTGTGGTCATCTTATGCTCCTCTTAATGTGGCAACTTCTGCCTTGAGTTCTGTTAGTTGGGTAGAGAGTTCTTGGATTGCCGCAGTCAATGTTGCCACCAAAAATGATGTGTCGATACCTTGAGGCATGATTGAACCATCTTCTTTTAGCGCATCTTTTTCACCTGATACTGCATGAGGACATACTTCTGCTAACTCATGGGCGATAAAACCTTCGCCATCAGAACCATCTGCTTTCCATTTGTAGGTTACAGGTTTTAATAATGCTACTTTTGCCAATGCACCTGTCATTGGTTGAACATCTTCTTTTAGGCGGTAATCAGAACCTGTGTTGTAAGATGTTGATGTTCCGCTTACTTGTATGTAACCACAAGTAGAAAACGTGTTTCCGTTGTTACCCCAAATAGCGGCATAGTAAGAACCTGTACCACTTGTATTTGTTGTTTGAAATGCTGTGTTTCCATTTGGAACTTGCATAACTATGGCATTACCACCTGAAACAACAGTTAGTCTAGCTGTTTGCGACAATAAACTTGTAGTCCCCACCAATAGGTTTCCACCATCATCTAATGTCATGTTAATTGATGGACCAGCACCATTTGTTTGAGTAGTAAATCTTAGCCCTGTCCCAAAATCATTGTTAGTGGCTGTAACTTTATAACATTGAATGCTACTCCCATAGACATAATCACCGCTTGTATTGTATTGAACGCCAAATGCTAATCCTGATTTAGGACTTGCGTTATATGCCGTACTACTTCTAACAACTGCCGTTGCATATATGTTTGTATCAAGATTAGTTTGTGCTCCTTGAATAGTTAATGCGGCATTAGGACTAGTTGTACCTATACCTACATTACCTGCGCTTGTAATACGCATACGCTCTACTGGAGATCCATTGCCAGTGTCTGTAGTTTTAAATGTAAGCCAATTTGCAGAACTGCTATTAAAAGCGTTTAGAGCATAGATTCCTGCACCATAGGAACCGTTTGTATATGTGGAACCAATAATTTGTGTTTCAACAGGCGATCCAGTAGTTCCATTAGAAGAACAAGGTATAACAATAGTTGTTGTAGCTGAACCCACAACCCCAAGAGTCCCCAAAGGACTCGTAGTACCAACCCCAACCAGTTGAGCAGAAGTCACCGTGAGAGCAGTTGTCCCTGCTGTCTGTAATTGCAACTGACCACTTGTGTCACCTGTGGAAATTAGCCCACCCGAAGTTCCTGCATTGATAATACTAGCCATGTTTATTTCCCTTCAAGAGCAGTTATACGCTCTGTTAGTGATGTAATTGTTGTTTCAAGAGTTTCGATTCTTGCCATTGCTTCTTGAAGTGCTTTCAAGGCTTTCATTTGGAGAACAGAAGTCTTTACTGTTTTAAATACATTTTCATCAGTTTCACATCCTTCAGGTGAATCAACCAAATTTGGCGATGTTAATTCAAGTTCTTGTGCAACTACGCCAATAAGTGATGGCGCATTTTCATTTCTTTCTACTTCACTTTTGAGCCTGTATTTTCTAACCCTTACATTTTTAATGTCTTGCCACTGTGAACTAGCATCGACAATATCTTGTTTTGCTTTTTGGTCTGAAAGTGTTCCATAAGTACCGTTATTGTTATAAACAGCACCATAAGCTGTAACTTGAAATGTACGTAATGGAGTTGAGTAAGTTGTATAGCCAGTAATTAAATTTCCGGGTGTTGATGCACCACCTTGACTCACTGCAATTACTAAAGCACTTTGCGCTCCTTCAGTATTTGAATTACCTGCATTATTGTCATACAAATACAAGCCGCATTTTTGATCTGCTAAAGCTGTACTATTGCTATTTGCCGCATTTGCTGGGCCTTGGAGATACATTTTATATTCAGCCACCGCAACCGTAGGTGCTGTATTGCCTAGTAATAAATGTTGACTAGCGTCTATACGCATTGCTTCTGTATTGTTAGTACCAAATTTTAAATTTGCTGATTCGTAATTGTAAATAAGTGCATCCGTATAACCCATTTCAATTAACAAACCATCAGAATTACTAGTCCCTGTGTAACTGTTCTGCACTCTCAATGAAGAATAATTAGGACTATATACTCTTATACTGGTGTTTGAACTACCTTGTACATCTAGCCCATAAGCAGGACTACTTGTACCTATACCTACAAGTCCTGACGAGTCAATCGTCATTCTTACATTATTATTGGAAGCAAATTGCGTACTACTCGCACCTGCTGAACCAAATACAGCGGCATATGCACTTGAACCTACAAATAATCCAGCACCAGCACTTCGTTCTACGCCTATCGTTGCCCTTTGTGCCGCACTGTTAGTTGTGAAGTCTTGACTAGATGCAGTTGTGCTTGTGCTAGTAACTGTAACTACTGGACTTGTGGCGCTACCGTTAAATGTAAATGAACCCCCAGTAGCCAAAGCACTTGTACTTGTAGCGTATGCTACGCCATTCGTTGTGAACCCTGCTCCTGATGTTTGTAGAGTGCCACCTGTTGAAGGCAAAGTAAGATTTACCACTCCAGATTGATCTGTTGGAGTGATAGAGGTTGTGCCCCCTGCCGTTGCCGCAGTTAAAACGATTGATGCCATTTTATTTCCTTATCAAAGAACAACCCACCGAGCACCAGATGCCAATGTGACCGATACACCACTCGCAAGAGTGATTGGCCCTGCTGACATTGCACTCTGCGTTGCAGGTATTGTGTAACTTGTGTTCATGGTCTGATTGTTGATATGCAGACAATTTCCTGCAATCAATTGACTACTCGTCAAGTCGCTTGTACTTGGATTGAATACATAGTTTGGACTTGATGTATAAATTGTTAATGCTGTACCTGATGTCGTACTTGCAAACAGTGGGTAGTAAGTTGCATTAGTGGTGATGTTGTTAATTGTTGCACCACCAACAGAACTCCACGCTGAACCGTTGTAACCTTCAAACTGTGTGGTCGTGGTGTTGAACCTCAACATGCCTGCTACGCCTGTAGGCTGTTGCCCTGTAGTTCCTTTTGCCAGTGTCACAGCACCAGTGAAGTTACTAAAGTCGCCTGATGTTGCTGACTTAGTGGCTAAAGTTTGAACTACAGAACTGTTGTCTTTGTAGAATAACTTTCCATCGGTAATATTAATGGCCAACTCACCATTTACCAAATTGGCTGACAAAGGCACGTTTGTAGCAGTTGTTGACGTGTATAGTGATATGGGCGTGAAGCCTGTTGCTGCCATAGTTATTCCTTATCTGGTGTAGTAACTAACATTTGGACGGAAGTAAATCGGTGACTTATCCCTGTCTTCTTCTTCTGCTGTTAGTGTCATTTCAGCGGCGTCTTGCTTTAACATTGTAATTCGACCAGGGTCAATGCCAGGCAATACTTTTGAAAGACGATGAGATAGCTGGGCTTGAATTGCTGGAATCCAACGGTCAGGAACAGCTATCTCATTGGTCAATTTTCCCACGTCTTGTGGTTGCATCTCAATAACAAACTGAAACGCTTGGAACGCGTCCTGTGGAACAGGCCACACATCCACAACTGGTGTTACTTGACGATCAAACCAATATTGAAGCGATCTAGTTCCAAGGAAGTCCTTGTTTGGTAGACTGAAGTAATCGTCCCTATTTAAACGCGCAATCGGTATGTCTTGTTGCACTGACGCCAGTGACAAGGCACGCACCTTAATAATAGACGCTGATGTGTTTCTAAAACGCCAAAAGTTCGCCTGTGGCGAACCGTCAATTTGTATGTATCCCCAATCGTTTACGATGCCGTTTGTAACAACACCAATATTGGACCATGTGACACCATCGTAGCTGTACTCCACTGTCAACGACACGTTCTGTGTGCTTGACAAAAAGCCTGCGCTTAAAAACCTAAACGCTTGTGAGTAATACGCAGTGGCTGAACCCCCCGCGGCAATTGAATACTCTAGCGTAGACGTCGTTGTGTTGAACGCGCCGCCAGTTGTGTCTGACGTGGCGCTGGGCCTGGTCATTGACCTATAGTTGGCCTCACGAACATCCACCGTGCCTACGGGCAGTCTGTACTGCCTTGTTTGTGGCTCACTGCCAAACACCAAGTACTCAAGCAACCAAAGATTGACGCCCCTGTTAGACAGGTTGATCAAAATGTAAAACAACGCCTGGCGAGCAGCATTGATATACTCAGGAGTCAACTCCTCAGATATCTTGCCAGCTTCCTTGTACGCAAACGAAATCAACTGGTCGACCGTTATTACAGTCTGACCAGTTGTGTTTGACGTGTTGTTGTAGTTACTTGCCATTCTTCTTACGTTCTGGGAGCTTCTTCTTGGCCGGACCGGCTTTGACAAACTCCTTACCAACAGACTGCTTAATGCCGACCTTCTTGGCAAACTCCGGAGAGTGTGCCACGCCCTGCATTAAGCGCTCTTGAGACTTAGATTGAATAGGCATTTTAGCAAACCTTTTTCATTCCGCCTTTTTTGAACTTACTGATATCTTTGCTGATATCAGGCGTCTTTTTAATAGCGTCTTCTTTATTCTTGCCTTTAGCTGTGCCGGGGGTCAAGTCAGACATGCGTCCGCCTTCTTTGTACTTACCCATGCCGCCGCCGCACATTTCGCGAACAGTGCCTTTTTCTTTTTTAGCTCTGCCGCCTTTGCGCAACTTGCTGAGGTCGGTTTTTTCGCCTTTGTGCTCTTGCTCGTCGTGCATGGCAATAGCTTTCTTGACAACTTTTTTGTCTTGAGCCATGTCCATTGCCTCAACTTCGGCGTCTTTTTTAGCGTGATCGAAACGTGATTTATATGCGGCCATTTTATGTTCTCCTAATTGTAATTACCCATGAAAAAGAGCTTAATCGCCCTTGTCTAACTTACCATCCAACTTGTCAAAAATCTTACCTAGCATATCTTTAATCTCTTTGATGGAGTCTTTAAAATCCTCACGACGCACAAAATCCTGGTTGATTTCCCTAGTAATTTCTTTCATGTCGTGCTTTAAAGCAGTAATGCTGTCCCATATGGTTTTTAAAACCCAGCCACCTAACACAGCGCAAAACGCTATAGCGGCATCAAACATATCTTGTGGTGTCATTTATACAACTTCCTCTGTCATTTGGCTAAGGTTGGTAATAAGTCTTGAATCGGAGGGATTAAACTCCAGGGCTTTCTTACAAAACTCAATTGCATGATTCTTCAATCCTAAATTCCAAGCCGCTATGCTGGCCAGGTCGTAGGGCTGTTCTGTCCACACGGCGGGGTCCATGGTGTACACCGCCTCTTTGTCCTTGATGTCCAAAGCAGTCAACGCCGAAGAATAGCTCTCAGGCCACATAGAACGCCTGTAAGTGATTAAAGCTAGGTTGACCCAAGGCTCGCGTGTTCCAGGGGCCTCAGCGACCGCCAGACGGGCCCATTTAAGGGCCGCATGGATGTCTCCCAGCTCTTCATAGCATTTGCTCATGATGCGCATGGCGTAACACCGCTCGTTAGGCCATGTGGCGCCAGGGAGCGAAAGGTACTTGTTTAAGGCCTCAATGCCTTCTTGCCACTTGTAGTTGAATGTTAGTTCACGAGCGTAGTAGAACGCATTGCGAGGACACTCTTTGTCCTCCGTGACTGCGACTTTAAGTAAGTCTAAGTATTGGCTTCTTGACTTGGTGTTGTCCGGCTCATGGATTACCAGTAATTTGTCGGTCTGGGCATAGACTTCTTGTAGTCTTGGATCAGGTACCGGATACTCGTGACAAGGATGATGCCAGTAGTAGCCGTGTCGAGAATGAATTTTTTCATAATAAAAGGCAATTCCTTGCCCCCAGTCAAATTTATAACGTAAACGTGTGGTCCCTTCGGTCCACACGCGCTCAATTTCTTCACGCCAACCTGGCTGAAGTACTTCGTCAAGATCAAGGCTGACACAGACGTCTATGTCCCTTGGGATTAACGCCAGTGCGGCGTCTCTTGCTTTATCAAAACGCCATGGGGAAATGCAAATATCATGCACCACAGCGCCTTGTTCTTTTGCCAACTCGACTGTTTTGTCGGTTGACCCAGTGTCCGCAATCAATATCAAGTCGGCGCTTTTTGCCGAGTCACAAAACCGTTTTACAAACTGTTCTTCGTTTTTACTGATTGCATAAACTGCTATCTTCATTAGAACGTGCCTCCTGATACACTACCCCAAGAAGCAACTGTGCCGTTTGAATTTAACACCGTGCCGGCAGCCCCAATTGTTGAAAGGCCCGTGCCTCCACGGTTAATTGCAACAGTAGCACCGTTCCATGTTGCGGAAGTAATTGAGCCTGCATAATCCAATGTATTGGTTGACCAAGAAACATTTGCTGGTGCAAAAGTGTGTAAATCCCAAGAGCCGGCAGAAGTTGCGTTAGACAACAAAATAACTTCTACAAAACCGCCGGATTGAATTGTGGCAACCGTGGTTGAAGAATTGTTTTTAACAACAATTGTTCCAGAACTCTGGTTATTATTAAACGTGTAGTTAACACCATTAGGCAAAGTTGTGGCGTCAGGCAATTGATACGTCTGACCACCAGAACCCGTAACCACATAGTTTGGAGCAGAAGCAGCAGTAAGAACTGTTGTAGTGCCCGCAGCCGCTACGTTTGAAAAACTTTCACTAATTGAATTAGCACTAATGTTTTGATTGGCGTCTCGAACAACAACAGAGTTTGCCCCAGAAGTGCCATAGGACGTTGTCCATGCCGAACCAGTTGATACAGCAATTCCCGCGGCAGGATAAGTTGTAGGGCCTGTTGCTCCAGTGGGTCCTGTAGTGCCCTGTATGCCTTGAGGTCCTGTAGGTCCTCCTGCACCTGTACTGCCAGTGGGGCCTGTGACTCCTTGAGGTCCTGTAGGTCCTCCTGCACCTGTACTACCAGTAGGGCCTGTGACTCCTTGAGGTCCTGTAGGTCCAGGGGTGGTTGATACAGCGCCGGTAGGGCCGGTTGCGCCGGTTGGTCCTACAACATTTGATTGAGGTCCTGTGGGGCCCGATATGCCTTGTATGCCTTGAGCCCCCGTGGGGCCTGTGATACCTTGAACACCCTGAACACCTTGAATACCTTGTGCGCCTTGGGTACCTGTAGGGCCCGTGGCACCTTGAACGCCTTGGGCCCCCGTGGGCCCTGTAGGCCCTGTTACGTTTGATGGTGCGCCAGTAGGCCCGTATGGGCCTTGTGGGCCGGTTGGTCCTTGAATACCTTGGTTACCTTGTGGCCCCGTGGGGCCTGCAAAACCTTGGGTGCCTTGTGGCCCGGCATTACCTTGTGGCCCTTGTACGCCTGTGGGTCCTCTAACTCCTTGCGCCCCTGTGCTACCTTGTGGTCCAGTAGGACCTTGTGTGCCTCCAAGTAAAACACCTGCGGCTACTTTTTTAGTGACACCCCCTTGGACAATCACAGAAACATCATTGACGTTTACGTACGTTGTTGGTGGTAATTGGAGTATGCTTATATCTGCCATTTTTAACTCTCTAAATTGCCTGGTGTTGGTGTTGCTGACTCATTGCCGTATTCCGCTGGAGTTAACGAGTCGCCAAACCCTGTTCCAATCATGTTAGGACCTTGGTTTAAATTGGCAACATTGGGCGCATTAGGAATGTCTTTACCCTTACCAGCTATGGCAACAGAAACATCTGGTCTAGGATGTCTCAATGTAATGTTCTCTGTTTGAATGGCAGCAAGACGCCAAGGATCAAATTGATCCAAGTCGTCAGGACAAACTTTAAGGCCGGGAAAATTAGGGTCCTCGCGAAGCATCGTATACGGTAGCTTGCGAGAACACCTGTCACAAATTGCAACGGACAGGATTGCCTGTCCGCGCGTATCGCAATAGACTCCGCCGTAAAAGGCGTTGCCCATTAGCGCACTCCGGCTTGGATGACTGTTAGCGTTGAGCTAGTTCCACCAGTGACTTGAATAGCCCTAAAGGGCTGATTCACAATCGGACTGGTGGGTGCTGTAACCCAAACCATTGTCGGTGCGCCAGGTACGGGATATCCTTGTGCATTTAATGGAAAAGGATCTGTGTACGATATCTGCACAGTACCGCCGCCGGTGGCAACGTAAGAAACGTTGATCGGCGTCAGGTATTGGTCGACAGGGACGAGAACGTCCGCTCCAACTGTTATTTGACGCATGATCTAGTCCTTAGTAGTTTGTGTAACCAGAACCTACAGCAACGATAGAACCATCATAGTTACGGGGTGTGTACTCTACAGAGAAAGTGCCAGCCAACGTGCCTGTGATTGCAGTAATAGCAGTGGCTGTGAAAGTCACTGTTGCGTCGCTTGTTCCAACGTTTGCCATGGCCGCTGCAACTGCTGCGGTGGCTGTGGGGGACATAACAATAATACCGCCAGTTGTTGTTGGTGTAATAGTGCCAACGTCAACGCCGCCAATATTCACTGTAATAACACCACCAGTAATGGCAGATGGAGCTGTTGTTTCGTAAAAACGCACTGTGCTAACGATGGCACCAGCGGGCAACACAAAAGGAGTTGCTGTGGTTGTGCCTACATCAAATGTAGGTAATGCGCCAGCGATTTGAGTTGCTGTGATTGGGGTAATGTAACTCTGCTGTGTTGACTGTGCGGCACCTGTGTTATCTGGCGCAATTGTTCCGTCGTTAGTAGGATTATTGCGCTTAAAAATGCGAAGAGGTGTATTAAAAGTTGTTGACATAATTATTCTCCAGATGGGAAGATTAGCAGTACAGTCTCCATCTCGTCTACCACGAGCCATTTGGTAGTCGGTACTGCTGAGAGGCTCCTATTAATAAATACCCATTTCTAAGGGGCAAAATGCCCCAAATGACTATTTGTTCTTTGCCGTTTTGGCAGAATCCCTAAACGCCTGCGCTGTGGGTGCGCCCTTTGTTCCAGGTTTCCTCATCTTCTCAACGGGCTTGCCTACCGCCTTTTCACGGGCGATACGTTCTTGCTTTTTGTGGATATTGGCATAAAGTCCAGGTTTCATTAGCAGTTCCAATTCTTGAGTGATGCTTTAGCCCGCTCTGCTGGGCCGCTTGCGTGTTTAACTACACCTTCCATGCGGGCACAAAAAGATGCTTTTCTGCCTGCGTCCTTTTTTGTTTTAGGATTAGGTGCTGGGGGTTTTAAGTTACTGCCATTTTTGGCATTATATTCCGCACGTCCCTTGGCAGTCATGCCCGCGCCTTCTTTGGTCGGGTTGTATGTTTTGTCTTTACCAGTTGTTTTACGTGGTATTGCTTTATCAAATTTCATTTAATGTCCCTCAATTATTTAGGTCAAAAAAAGCCCTCCGAAGAGGGCTTTTAGTGAACGTCTCAGATCAAAGTCCGATAGTACCGTAGATGTCACGAGCATCGTGCCAGCCTGTAGCATAACGCTCAGTGGCCTTGTAGCGCATAGAGTCGGTCTCGAAGTCACCTTCGGTAGAACGCTCTAAGGGACGACGCATAACGAGCATGAGACCATTCTCAACATTGGTTTGGATAAACCATGCTTTGCTTGATGTCAAACGAGTTACAACGTGTGCGCCTTCTGGCAACATGCCTGTTGATTTGATTGGGTTCAAATCGTTATCTGCACCGCCGGAACGGAGAACAGACTTCAAAATGACCTCAGCTTGGAATTCCAAAGCTGGGGGAACAACCAACTGCTCTGCTTTCAAACGGATACGTTTGCCGTTGTTGTCAACTGCGGAACGAATCTGAATAAGCATTTGCTCTACAGAAGTTTGGGACATTGCTGCAGCAGTAGACAAAGTATTGCTGTATGAACGGCCTTGAGAGATAGGGTGTGCTGAATTTACCAAAGTTACGCCATCACCACCGACATAGCCGGATGTGAACGCAAAATTCAATAAGTTAGCGCACAATGTCTCTTTAGTCTCAATCATTGATTGAGCTAAGTGCTTGGAGAATGTTGAACCGATACGAATGTGATCGCCATCTTCCATTAAAACCTTTGTCAAAGCGTAAGCCAAGCCATAGATTTTGTAAATGAATCTGGTGATATACAATGTACCACCCTGGTCATAACTAACGGGTGTACCGTCAGGCATCTCAGGAGCGGTATTCATACCGAATAACATCACTTCTTCATGGTAGTTACGGGGAATGCCGGTGATCTGGTTTACAAAACCTTTCCACTCGTCATCACGTTGCTCGTAAACTCCATCAAAGACTTCGTTGAGGATAGGTTCGACTACCGCTCTAAAGTCCGTACTGCGCATTGGTGTTGCCATGTGCTACTTCCTTTCTTTATTATTCTACGTTAGCGGCGACGAATCTGTCGTTAGCAATCTTGACTTGTACGACTGTGGCGGCGTCGCCCCAAGCGTTGTCAATTGCACGACCCAATCCGGTGACTTGGAGCTGGCCTTGTACACCGGCAGCGACGTTGGTTGGATCCAAGCCTGCTGTAGAGGTACCCAATCCACCGTTACCGATGATTTGGCCAGAACTATTTGCTGTCAAATTGAACTCTTGTCCGACTTGCGTGTTAGCGAGTGAGCCATTGGCTTGAATCTCATACACGATTTCGGGGTCCATAAATATCCACATTACAACATCAGTTGCGGTTCCTAAAGCGGAGCCGAACCATTTGCTGACTGTGCGACGGCCAGATGCATCTGTGTACTCAACACCAGCAAACGCGCCAGCAAGGCGTTGGTTTGATGTAGGAGTATTAGAAGCCACACTGAGAGTTGACGCTGTGCCAGAGTTATTCAAAGAAACTGCAGTACCGCTGTAGAATACTACGCCAGTGTCATAAGCACCAGTGTAGTTCAACGAACGAATAATGCCGCTTGGATGATAAACGGGCTTCAGGCCAAAGGGAGCATAAGTTGCGCTCATTATTTTGGTTCCTTATTTTGGTTGCTAAAACCTCGGGTTTGACGAGGCTCGATTTGCGTCTCTTTCCATCTCCAGCATTCCACCTTCCAATATAGAACGGCCACCTTTTCCGGCTTCAGCGGCTGAACGTACATTTGCAGTGACATTGCGTTGATATTCCAATGGCTCGTCCAAGTGCAACATTTTTGCTACTTCTTGGAAGATATCCTCTGGTAATTTAAAGAGAACCATCTCATTACAAGATACACAACCTTCAAACTTGCCGGAGCTCATCTTACCAAGTGTCTCAAAGCCTTTGCCTAATTCGCTGACTTTCACTGGTTCATAGCCCAACGCCATTCGTTTGTCGATTGAATCGTACTGGTTGGTTGTTGACAACCAGCAGAGGTGCATTCCAGGGATTGTGCCCCCAGGAACGTCCGGCAGTGCTGTGTTGGACCATTTGTCCCGAAAAGCCTCCAGCCTTTCACGCTTCACTGCTTCATCAGGAGACAGGTTTTCCTGTCTCGATTTGATTTCTTCTACTCGTCCTTGAAGACGATCATCTATGTCTCTAGAAATTCGATTGTTGGTAGCCATGTCTCACCTCTTATTTATTGTTACGGTCAAAATCTGCATAGCGGCGTATTGCTTTAGCACGCTTGTCGGGGTCATCCCACATACCTGCGTCCTTAAGCGCTTGCACGCGGTCTCTGCTCAATGTAAATGTGTTCTTAGCTGTTGAGCTACCACTTACGTCAGAGCGACCACTTGAAGTGCCGCTTCGGCGGTTTCTATTACCACCCGTTTTGCCCGTATACCTATGAGGTAAACGCTCTTTCAATCGATTGTCCAATTCGTCCCAGTACTCTGGGTCTGATGGATCCCATCCTTCGCTTGCTAATGCATTGTCAATTACCTTGGCAATGCGACTATCCGTGTCCTGACCACTTGGGTCATACCAGCTATTACTCTTCAACCAGGAGGTTGCGTTTGCTTGCACTGCCTCACTGCTTGCACTAGGAACATTGCTCTTAGGACGCTTTGCGTCTTCGAGTTGCTGTTTCTTAAACATCTGTGCCTGAGCCAGTTTGTTTTTAGCATCATGGTATTGGTCCATGTACTCAACCTGACTAGCCATGTCGCCAGCTTGTGCAGCCTGCGTCATTTTCATTTTCGCGTACTCTACGCGAGTTGCCTCATCCTCGATGAGCCTGTCGACCTGAGCAAATTGGAAGCCTACTGCCGCGTTCTCAACCTGTGCCAGCCTTCTAGCCAAGTCTTCGTTACGGCGCTCCAACGCACTGATCTTATGTTTTGCGCTTACTTCACGTTGCTTAGTAAGTTCTTTCTTGAGCTTACGCTCCTCACGACGAGCTTCTCTTATCGCTTCACGCTCTTCATCAGTTTCGCCGCTGTTTCCTTCATCTTGGTCATCATGCTGGTCATCTTCATTACCGCCATCATTATGCTCTGGCGAATTGCTTGAAGTGTCATCTTCATGGTCCAAGAATGGATCATCCTTCTCACTTAACGCGGCCAACACTGTGCCGTCATTGCGTTCTTTGATTGGAATGTCTGCTTGCTGTTCTACTTTTTGCATGGCTTTCATACGAAATCCTTATTCTACGAACGCAGGGAACATTGTCCTTGCTGTTTCAAAACTATCAATTTTGCAAATGACTTCTCTGTCTTGCAAAATGATAAACACAACCTCACCGTTACCGTTAGGTATCGCCCAGCGATCCCCACCGTACTTGATAACACGCACCAGGTCACCTGGTTCTGCCCACGCACCTTCAGGCCATGGTTGTAGTGTGTTGGTGTCCCTATATGCCAGGGGGCCAATTTTAACTACCTTTGCGATTACCTCGTTCCATTTTTCGGTTGCCTTAGTGTCGTTGATCAGGATGATTCCACCCTTACTTAAATCTTTGGCTTTCCGTAACTGGACAACGATTCTGTTGCCTTGTGGTTGTACTCCTGGATCGACATCCGGGAAACAGTCAGACTCACTCCGACCATCAACCTCATATTTACTTTCTGTACTCATTTAAACGTTCCTCATCCTCTAACAGGATTTGATCTATAATATCCAAGGTCTCTTGCAGACCCTGGCCACGTCCGACAATTTGGGTGTATCGTTCCCAAGTGTCGACTCCATTTAAACAGGCCTCAGCTAAATCTTGTTTAGCCTGCTTAATTCTGAAGATTGTTTCGTAAATCGGATCTTTCATCAAAAATCCTCCTTTGTAACTCTAACAACACATAATGTGTTGTTTTTCCGCCCTTACTTTTTCAAGCCGCGGCTATTTACTGGCGGAACTTGTGCCAATGCAATCTTTGCGTTGTCTGCACGCTTTGATCCAGAGGGTCCGCTCTCTACTGGTGAGCCAGGTCCGCCTGCGTATCCAGGTTTGCCTGTGATCTTGTAGTTTTTACGAAAACCCATGTCATTGTTCATTGATGTTGCCATTTTGTGCTCCTATTGGTTGCTGTTGTTGTTGCGCAAGTTGTTGTTGTGCTTGCATGGTTGCCTCGTGTGCTTGCTGTTGTTCAGCTTGCGCTTGTTGAATGCCGTGTGCGCGTAAGTCCGCATACGCTTGTGTCTCTGCCTCTAACGCGGTTTGGTTTTGCGCATGCTGTTGCTGCATTTCCGTTGCGGTCAGTTGCTGTTTTGCTGATATCTCAGCAATTCTTTCTCGTGAAGAGTTGTTAATGTCCGCCATGGCCACTTTAACGGCGTTGTCCTGGCTCTTTAGCTGTTGTTCCAGTCCCAACTTAGCTTGTAGCTCTTGAACCGCTGCTTGCATGTCCCTGATTTTGTCTTGCATCTCCATTTGCATCTTCTCGCGCTCTAATTGCAGTTTGGCAACGGCCTCGTCGGTCTTGCGCTTGGTCTCTGCCATCTGAGTTTGAACCAGTGCCTGTGCAGTTGGGTCGCTTGCGGCCATTTGTTGCATTTTGGCTTGCTGTGTTTTTTGTACCTGCTGTACCATGTTGTTAACAATTGGCATGATGGGTGCAAATGACGCCGCAGAGTCTTTGTTGACCAGTTGAGCGGCCGCAGACAACGCTGCTTGTGCCTCTTTGTCCAACTTACGCTCTTCATGGAGCTTAAACACGTCCTCGCCACCAGCGGCGTGAGAAACATAGTTGCGCATTGACTGCAAATAGTGCAAGGTCAAGTGTTGTTTGATGTGATCGAGCATCAACGGCATCAATGCAGGCGCAATAACTGGACTACCACCATACGCTGGGTCCATTGTGTACGCCAAATGCACCTTGATGTGCTCTAAGTGCTCTTGGTCAGGGAAAGCAGCCGCTGGTTTACCCATGGTCATCTGCACATTTTCCAGTGCTGGGTTGCTTTCGGTGGTTCCTTGCGGATTTGGCAGTATCTTATCGACGTCTGGCACCTTCATCAACTTCAAAATACGCAAATTGGCTTCACGCAAGTCGTACATTTGTGGTGATTTTTCAGCCAACTGTAAAACACCCTGTGCTTGTGTCAGTCTTTGTGTTTCGCTGAAGATGTTTGGGTCAGAAATTGGGCTGACATCGCTGTTGTCAGCAAAATCTTCTACAGCAATCTCTTGGCCAGACAAATTTTCCATGTCTTCCAAGTACCAGTAGTTCAAGCGAGACAAAATTTGCAAGCTCTTAGCCTGGGACCTGTGCAGTCTTGCGTGAATGCTGGAGAATACCTTAGAGCCTTGCTCGATCAACGCCTGTGTAGTGCCCACTGGCATGTTGCTATTTGCATCCGCAACGCTGGACTCGCTGGTTTTAACAACACCCTTAGCGGCGTCTGTTAACCAGCCCAACAAGTTGTACAGCACACTTGATGGAGGATTGAACGGCATTGGCATGGCCAACTTACGCACGTCGTCAATTCCAGGGGAACCCTCGATCTCAACGACCTGAGTTGGCTCGATGCGGTCTGACTGACCACCGATCCTGCCACCTTTGAGTTTCAACAATGTCTGGCTGTTGTTGATGTGCGCCGCATCCATCAAAGCGCGCAATGATCCAGTCAATGCAGCAGCAAGGCCACCGATCAAGTGTGGCATGCCAATACCATAGGCACCGCGCCACGGTATAAACTTGTACTCGACAATCCAATCGAGCTTACGCATTCTTGTGTCGCCTGATTCCCAGTTACGGTACATAGACAACACCTTGCCACTGAGTTCATCAATGGTCAAAATGTAAGGTGCGCGTTTGCCTGCAGAAATTGGATCATCTTCCATACGCAAGTAACATGTGATCTCATACACACGTCTGAGACCGTCAACGTTCTTGGTTGGCTCTGTCTTACCTTCAATCTTCTGGTTTGCTTTTTCCGCCTTTGTTACGTGGTCAGGATCAAGCTCTGCCTTAAATATCTCAACGTCGCGGTATTCACCAGAGTCAACACGTTGCTCAAACATGTCTTGTGTGATGTCTTGCTGTTCTGTTATGCGTTGTGCAGAATAGAAGTTAGTCGACGAGAAAGGCAACAAAATGTTGTCAATTGGAATCCACTCACAAACAGGACGACCCAAGTCTTTGTCTTGTCTCCATTTCATGTACTGAGAACCGCCAAGTGGGAGTTGTGTAAACAACTGCTCCATCTCATCTCGGTACTCCATGATCTGTTCAGTCAACTGCCAGTTCAAGAAGTTAGCTTTACGCAACGCTGCGTCCAGCTTCTTCATGTCCGGCTTGCCTTTGATATCAGTCTTGACTAGTCCGTCTGATGGCAATAATTCTTTAGACGCGTTGGCCGCAAAGTCAACGCAGGCTTCTGCCATGATAGGGTGCACCACCTTGGATGCACCAAAGAACGTGGCGCCACCAGGGGCGTCGTTGCCCATGCCGGTACGTCGAATTCCCTCTTCGTACTGCTCGTCACGTTTTTTGCGTGATTCTCTGTCAACCTCAATCAAGTCTAAGTATTCATAGACCAAGTCGTCTAAAACACTTTCATCAAACTCTTCAGCAAGGTTGGCATAGAAATCTGGGTTCTCTGAGGGCTTTTGTGTCTTCTGATAGTTAACAACAACAGACCCGTCTTCCAATTCGATAATGTCGTCTTCGATTTCTTCTGTATCAAATCCAAGCGCATCGGCTAATTGATTTACTTCTTCATCGGTGTCGGGCTTACCCGTGTCTTCATTTTCAGTAAAAGCCAAAGCCGACAGGTTGCCGCCGGCTTGTATTGGAAGTGTTGGAATATTTGCCATTATTGATTAAAGCCTCGTTTTATTACTCGGGCAGCGGGCATAACACCCAATGAATTTAATGCTGCGTCCATATAGTTGCGTTGGCCTAAATTGTGTCCTGTCTCTGCAGCATACATTGGCGCTATTGCCATGGCTGCGCCAGGGGAGACCATTGACGCGGCATCTAACATGCCAAACCCACCAGGCAACGCGCTTGATGGTCCGCCAACAACTGACTGTGATGCGCGTCTTGCTATCGGTCTACGAATACCAACTTTCTCTAACAGGCTCTGACCCAAGTCCGCAATACGTTCGCGGGGTGATGGATGGTATGCAGACATGCTGTCACCTTTTGGGTCCAAGTGCTGTCTTTCCATACTCAGTCTTGTGTTGGCAATTGGGTCTTCATACGACGTGCCCTCATTAAACATGTCGTACAAATCCCTATCGGAAATCTTTCCCCCGTCGGCGTAACCGTTCACCATCATTTCTGCGCGAAGGTCACGGGGATCTCTCATCATCATCCCTCCCTCGGCTTTTTTAAGTACTGCACGTTTACGCTGGTCGCCCAACTCTTCCATTGTCCAGTCCCTTGCAAAACCGGCACGCGCCTCTGGTTCTGTGTCCAGCAAATAATCACGCTGGTGGGTTGACTTCCAGTCCGCTGGATGCTTTGTTACAACTGTCTCAGGCAGACCAGACGTCCTGGCCAAGTCTCTCCAATCTAACATCTCCTGCGAAGGTCTTCCACCACCTGTTGCTTCAGGTCGCATGCCGATGGGGTTGATACCAGTGTAGTTATGACGGAGAGGGTTGATCTCTGCAGTGACTGCGTTGACAATGTCTTCATGGTCAGGCTCAACACCACGTGCTCGGAAGTCGCGCACAACCTTGTCAACCAAGGCACCGTGCTTACCGCCATACATAATTTCGTCAGATATTCTGTCACTGATTGGTGCTTCCAACGACATGGCTCTTGTGGCCAAAGGCTCACTGGCACTTGTCATCTGTGGGATGTCACCCTGTGTAGTTCTCATGCCACTCAAGCCACCCAACTCTTCGTCTGGTAGTGCGGCACCAATGTCTTCAGCTCCATGCTGTCTTGCCGCCAACTCTTCAGTTGATGGTGTGTATGACTTTAACCACGTACGTGAAGACGGTCTGCCTGTGTTGGCCATGGACATGAAGTCGTCTTCCGGAAACGCATTCATGTGTGGTTTCTCGTACTGGCCCTTACGCGCCCTCATGTTTGCTGCAGTTGAACCAAACTGACTTGGCATCTGGTTGTTGAGCATCTGCTCTTCTGCTGTTGAGCCTTCAGGCATGTGCTGACGTAAGTTAAAACCCTTGGCTCTCTCAGGGGTTGTCAACTGTTTCGTCACTGGATCAATCATTGTACGATAAGGTCTTCCATTGGGGTCCACAAAATGCCCCGCAAACGGTGTTTCTACGTTGGCCCTTGCCATTGTTTCAGGCGCCTTGGGTGTTGGCTTTGATAAGTTCTGAACGTAGTCTTCTAGCTGTTTGATCTCTTCTGGACTGGGCGATTTACCAGTCACGTTTCTGTATTTTCTAATTGCGTCAGCAACACGGTTACTAAACTGACCCAAGACATCTACCTTACTGCCGCCAGCATAGTGGGGAATATGTGCTTGTTCGTACATCATTTGTGTTGGTGTTTTTATAAAATTAGGCATCGTAATCTCTGGTGACTAAATGTTTGTTATAGTTTTCAGGGTCTTTGCCCTTAACGATTTCGGAAAGCATATTCCGGTACTTTGTCCTTACCGTTCCCCATTTGGAAAACGATTTGCTGTGTTCCCTTGTTGCCCTACACTGTATGCAACTGCATTGTCTAATTTCTTTTACGTGTGAGGATGTTTCCACAATACGGGTCTCCTATAACCAGATACCCATATTTGCACCCGTTTACGCCCGGTCAGGCTGAATACGGGTTGTACGCTTTGTTCCTTGCAATATCATCCGCGTAGTCATAATCCCTATCTGGCAATGGGTCCAGCGTGAGCCAGCCGGCGTCGCGCAACACACGTAATGCCTGAGACAGCGCGTCCACGTAGTCGTCGTGTCCCTTGGCCTCCGGAAACGAACACACTTGCCTAATAAACTTTTTGGCCCAGGGGGCGACCTCGCCCTCGTTGTTTGGGTCCTCGGGTATGAACACCCTGCCCTTTGCAATCAACGGCGCCACAATGTTCATACGTTGCACCTTGTCTGCTCGCCCTGGGTTGTATGACCTGACTGGCAGGTGGGCTGCTTGCAATTCCTGTATCAACGAAATACCAGCCGACTTATCTTCCATGAGGATCAGGTCAGCCTTTTTGCCTTTGGCAAACGTGTTGTCCGCGCCGTACACAACCTCCTTGTAATCCCCTTGCACCTTGCGCCTAAGTTCTGGGTACGACAGATGCTCGTCCCATGCGTCCAGCATAATGCACGCCGTAGCAAAGTCTTCCTGCTCGAACACACCCAGCACCACACACGCAGTTGGGTCATTGTGTGTCTTCTCGCTGGTGGCTGGGTCGTAGGACGCAATCACGTATTCCAGGTTGGGTGTTGGTTTGTTTGCTGGCCAGCTCTTGAACCAGCGGCGCTTAACGATACCCGCGTTTTCTGGATCCAGGATTTCGCCATGAATTTCCTGACGGCCCAAATCGGACCCCTCATAGGTCTCAAGCTGTTTAAAGAACGACGGCGATAAGTTCTGCCTGTTGTCGTAACTGGACGCACGCGCCACGTACACGTCGCCACCGACCTTACCCTCGTTGAGGTCAATGATCAGCTCCAATGGTTTTGGCGTGGTTGTGATGATGGACTGCACCCGACCCAGTCTCGCGTCTTGCAAACGCAGTGTAAACTGTATTTGGTCATACGCGTCGTCAATGTACTCAAACGCACACAGCTCGTCCATCCAGCATCCATGCCACTGCGTACCCCTGAAACGCTCAGGCTCTGAGCTTGGTATGCCGCGGATCATGGAGCCGTTCTTGAGGGTCAGCTCGAAGAGCGACTTGTTGTAGTCCTTGACCAGTGAAGAGGGGATAATATTGAGCAGTCCGGAATCGCCTTCAAAGCAGGTCGCTCGGATGTCATTGGACGTTGGGGCCGTGACCAACCACCTGGTCTTGTCGTAGAGCGCTGCACGCAGTCCAAGCCAGTTGGATGCCGTGTGTGTCTTGCCAGACCCCCGCCCTGCTAGGAGCAGGAATGTATCGTAGTCCCCGTCCTCGGGTTCTTTCTGGTGGGGGAGGGCGGTGAGCTCCCACCTGACGCGCCAAAGGGCCAGGTCCAGTTCTGGTTTAGGCCAGCCCTTGTTCTTCTCTGCAAACTCTTTCAGTAAGCGTTGTTGTTCTTGGTTCATAGGCAAATTGTTAGAAAACCTTCGCTGACGACTAGCGTGTCTTCTGATTTAATGTAAACACATTCCCTCGGTGGAATACTTTCCACTTTGGTGATGACCCGACAGTCATGCCTTGCTATTGCCCTATGTGGTGTTTGGTTCTCAACCAACCTAAGCAGAGACCTGAACCTAAGTGTGTGCCAAAAACCACGGCCACCTTGCATAATCCTTGACCGCAACCCAAGGGACTCAACCAAGTTTTGAACCTGCCGTAGCACCTTGACGCTTCGTGTCGCAAACTTAAAGTCGCCGTGCTTAGGATCAAAGCAGTGCTTTCGCTGTGAAAGAATCCCTCTTAGCAAAGCCAACCGCTGTTCAAAGGACGCAAACAAATACTCTTCTGGAATATCCGTGGGTATCATCGGGTAGCGTTCGATAAGCTCCCTTGTAATGTCAACCCTTTCACGCCGGCGTTTTGCGCCTCGGTCGTTGTACCATTGTCCAAATACAAAAGGGTCCACCGGCAAGTTGCGCCTTGGCATCTTGAGCGGGTGGCAGTTAGGTACCAAGTGCCTGTCCTTGGATTTCTCCAGTAGGAGGCGGGGACCCAACGGCTCTATGGTGTATTCACTGGTTCGGCGCCTTGTGCGAGTCCACTCGCCCAGGGTCCTGATCTTCATGTTCGGTATGATGGGAATACCAGTTCGCGCGTCAACCACCAACGTCACTCCGTCCTCAAACCAAATCTTGAAACACTCCGCCGGAGTGTAGAGTTGGGTGGACAGGACTTTAGTCGGTGTTCCATCAAAAGAAAATACCTCGTCCCCTGCGGTGATAGCCCGCGCCGGCTTCCATCCAGAAACCGTAGGGATGGGCGTCTTGGCGTCAATTCCCATGTCTGACCCTAACCACCCATTTTCCAGATGATGCGCGCCCCAATCAAATAATAACCCTACTGCCAGTGTGTGTAGGATGTGTTGGGTAGGCAGGGTCTTTGTCACTTTATTATTTTTTAAAAAAAAAAAAAAAAAAAAAAAGAAGAGTACAACACAAATAGACCCTGCCTACCCTACACATCCTACACACAATGCCAGTAGGGTTATTAGTAAAAGTAGTACTTTTGTATACATAATTGTTAATTTTTTACAAAAATAAAAAAATTGTATGTTTTTCTGACATTTTGCTTGCTTTGTAAATTTATGTAAATATTTTGCAAAAACTTGCTCTTTGTGGGGCCCCCGCCCGGGCCTGGAGCGATGGGACCCTAAAAGGGGTATAGTCAAAACAAAAAGGCCCCCACATTGGCATGGATCTTGCTAGCATGCAAGAATCGTGCCAACATGCTAGACAAGCAAGAATCGTGCCAA